CTACAAAATCGGCCACGAAAATGTTAAACAAGTTTATTCCTGGTGTGGAAAAAGTTCCCTATTATTTAGAAGACCCAAATCTAAAATAATTATCATAGACATTCTAATATTATGAAAATGTAAGCAAATATTATAAGAAGGCCACCGAATATTAGAGAAATTCCAATTAATTTCTCTTTTTTCGTTGTACAAGATAAGTGCTTATCTGCTTCTTCGAAAAGAGCTAGTGGCATATAGATAATTAGTATGATGACATATCCACATATTACTAGGACTATCAAACCTATTATCAAACTTATCAAACCTGCTAGTAAATCAATCATATCGATCTCCTTGTTATAAATATATGAATTATTCTAGAAATCTGCAATAATATTTTTAGAAAGTTACTGTTATAGATAGAATGGATGCTGTTATCCAGTAGATACATTTTCTAAGATTTCCATCAAAACCATATACAATTCCAGCTAATAGATCTAGAATTATCAAGATCAAGGGAAATATCTGATTAGTTTTCATCTACTTTATACCAGATATCATAACCATCCTTATTTCTAGAGTGTATAAGATTGCCCTTAGAATCATACCATTCATCTAATCCGGATTTCCACTTATGATATATAAGTTTTCCGTTTTCATCATATTCTATAGGTTCTCGTTCGATCATAGTTTATCCTTATCTATCTAAGTTATCTTTCTTTCTTACATTCAGACCTTATAATAGTGGTAAACTAGCCGGATCATACACAACATTACTGAATATAACAGATCATTATCACGAATTGCTTAAATCAATTAAAAATTATTAAATTGGTTATAAATATAAATGAGGTTTAATTATGTCGAAAATAGAACTTACTTCTGATGAAAAAGATTATTTAGTAGATAGAATTATCGAAGATCTCGGTGATTTCATGGATAGATATGGTAACTTGGATGCCTGGGAAAATACTGGTCTAAGAAATACCATAGATAATATAATTGATGATATTAATTCGGATAGGTCACAATATGACTAAGAAAATAAAACTTTGCCTAGTTTATTATAGATTATATTGCCGACAGAATTCTACTAGATCTTGGTGGTTTTGTTGATCTAGAAGGCAATATTGACAAATCTTCAAAATTGAATTTGATTAGCATTATTGAAAATGCCATATATGAATCTAAACGAAAATAATCTGTGAAATATTAAAGTTATCGTATATTTCTTCAATATTGGTATATCTAATATAATAAAAAAGAGCTCTGTTAGAGCTCTTTTTATGATTATAGATCACTAGGAGTTATTAGTACTTCTACTGTGTTTTCATCTGTAATAGTAGAATTGATATCAAAATCAGCTACTTCTAGATAGCGGCCTATCATTTCAGAATTATCACGTATTTCTTTTTCTATATCGATAATATCAAGTTTAGTAGCTTTGTAAGGAAATTTAAATGTTATCAAGATAGTACCATCACCATTCTTTTTAGCCACAACTGGATTTTCTATTTTATTATAATTGCCATAGATCTGAGTTTTTAAGAATTCTACGATTTTGGAAACATTATCTAAGCTTTCACCTAATCCCATACCATCACCAGCTAACATGAAGCTTTTAAGTGTATTCATCAAAGAATATCCGCCTTTAGCATTTTCTAGAGCCTTAATGAACTTAAAACCAGCAACTTTGCTAGTACCATGACCTATGATGTCATTAACATCATTTTTGATCATATCCTTTACCATGTCAACACCGTTAAGTTTGATTTCTTTTTCTACTTTGGAATTAGATAACCAATTCAAACAAACATTAGCAATAGAATTTTTAACATTGGAAAGTGTAGATTCTGCCATTTTATATTCTTTTAATACAATCATAATTAAATCCCTTTTAAAATATATATTTGAATGATAAAAATACTTCCATTTAGTGTCATGTTATCGTAAAATATTTGAACACTTGAGTAACAATTTGAATTTCAATGGAGAGTGTATAATATTTTTATTCTCGTATAATACATAATCGATATTAAATGTCTCTTTATTAGTATTAATTATTAACGAATTGTTAACGATTTTTATATTTTCGAAAATATACTTTGGATTATTCATAGCATTAGCCCAAACATTAATAATGTCTGTTTTAGCTACATAGGCATAAGTTTTATCCGATATAACAATATAATTATAACCATTTTCGGCATTAGATCTGAAATTACCTACTATAATATGTAATGCTTTTCTAATCAATTTAGGTGTGGTATTCAAATTCTTTATCAATTTCTCAAAAATTTGAAACTTATTCAAGTTAAAATAGGTCAAATTTGGTATTAATCTGTTTATAAACTGATATAATGAAGTATTATGCAAAAACACATCATCACTTACAGCATGACTTTTTAATGAAATTCTCAATTTGGGACCTAAAATAACATCAGTTCTATCACGATAACCCGAAGTGTTAGTTCCCATATTTAAGAATCCCGTCCATTTAAAATTTTCAACTTGATATTGGAAATTCTTTTTATAACATCTAGCTATAGCTAAAGCTTCCTCCATTTTGTCGTTTGTTATATTAGCTGGTGCTAAAAAGGCCCATACTTTATCTAATTTCCCTTTATATAATCTAGATAATATCTTTTTATTATTATTGGCATAAACATATGCTCGTGAATATGTTTCTACATCATTCAAGTTTTGTTTTTGTTTATTATCTAATATGAGTATAATAAGTGGCATTAATTCTGTTATTGCTGAATTATAATTTGCATTCAAATAAGCTGGTGTTTTAATCACTATCATAAAAGCATTACGTTTCACACCATTAACTGCTAATTGTGCAGTTTTAGAATAAGAACCATTTGTATCTCTACTAGTTTCAACACCATTTTTATCTAATAATTCTTTTATTTTATTAATCAACTCAGCTCTATCATTAATAGATTCGATATAAATGATAGGCACAATTGGTCTAGATATTAATTCTATTTTTTCATCTTTTAATAACGGTTTAATAATGTCTATCAACTTAGAATACGTCGGAATCATCATTTTCATCTGATTTGCCGCCTTCTGTATTTTTTTCTTCATTAGACTTAATTAACTTAGCTTGTTCTTTCTTAATCTCAGCTTCGTTAAACATCATATCTTCAGCACTAATGCCTAATATATTTTCGAATAAGAATGATTTAGCAAATAACGGTCTCAAATCTTCACTATCATTCTTAGAATTACCTAATGTTGGTAAGAATGACGAATAAGAAGTTAAAATGCCGGATATTTTCTCGGCTATAGATAATTCTCGTATACGCTGGAAATCTTGAGCATTATTAAAATTGATATTATAAATTGCCGGATCCAGATACTTTTTATTATAACCTTGAAGTTTCAACTGAGATATAAACACATTCAAAATTAGATCATTACAAAATGTTTTACCATTTCTTCGACACATTCTCTGGAATGAAATCTCGGTCATGTTTTGTTCTGGAGCAGAACTATATGTAGTAGGTGTACCCGTATCATCCCAACGGCCAGCTGGTAGTAATAATCCATCTGCTACTTGTTGACGTAACATTTTAAGATCTTCGATTTGGCCATTAAATTCATTCGATCCTTTGAAAGATTCTAATGAAGAACCTTCTCCCCCACTTAAAATTGGTAAGTAGAAATCTTCTGTAAAAGATTGAACCCTATTATTAGTGTTTATTACACCAGTTTTAGCATCTATATTCAACTCTTTACGATATTCTTCTTTCAATTTCTTTATTTTAGAAGGAATCTGAGCAGGAGGTGTTTTTCCTACGAATATCTTGAATATTCTCTTTTCTGGAGCACGAGTTACACGATAAACTGTTAGTGCATCTTCTATTGCTCTAAGTTGATTTACGTGACGAATGACTGGTTCGAGATAACCATATATGTTATTTACTGGCGCTTCCCCACAGAAAGCATAATTACAATATGCAATTTGATTCACGTTAAATGTTTTTGGAGAAGCTCCTTTATCTATACCATTTCCAAATAAAGAAGCATCTTGCATAAAGCCGATACGTTTTCCATTGTAATAAATAGGAATTGTATTATAACATGGTAAAATATTTATTCCAACTAGTTTTTTACCTGAACTATCGGGTACTTTTTCCCATATTTGTTCTCCATCAATTAGCCATTGATAGTAGTAGTACCAAAGTCTTTCTTGTTTAATGACACAGTTTACTACATAATCGAATTGTTCTTTTAATTCTTTCAATTCGCTTTCATGAATTTCTTTTTGATAAGCCTTTTTAATTCCAAATAGTACACAATTACCATCTGTGTTTTCAGTAATAGTTTCATCTGCTACTGTACTTAAAGCTTTCCTTATTAATGGATATAGAGCCATTTCTCTATAAAGAATAACCTTTTGTCTCTTATTTTCAGTAAGTCCATCGAATAAGATACCGTTGCTCTCCATAGAATTCCAAGACAACGAATTAGCCGAATTTCGATATGTAGCTATATCAGTAGCATTATAACCTACTCGGTTTAGATTAAGAGCATTTTCCCTTTCGGTATTAGCATCTTCCTTTGTATTAAGGAAGAATTTACTCATTGGGTTTATAAAATTCAAAAAACTCATATTTCCTCTAGTTTATAATCGAAATATTCATATTCCATAGTAATTGTGAAGTTATAATCTTCAGCACTTCCATAGACTAATGATAAATCGGTAATAGTAGTTATAAAAACATTATGAAATGTTAAAGAAGATTTAATAACATTCTTATTGTCTTTCAATTTAACAATTAGTTGATTTATACAATTATCATGCGTACAATTTTTAGAATCTACACCTATACCATTTCTAGTATTGATAATCCAAGAATAAAACAAATACCAGTTCTTAAGAGCACTATCAGCTATGATTTTCATGCTTATGCTGGATAAATTTCTAGTACCTTGTGTACCTGGACTTATTCTTCGGTTATGAAGATAAAAAGACTCCAATAATTGTAATGATAACTCAGGAATCATGAATTCCTTTATGTTAGCATAAACTTCAGCTAAATCGATAGTTAATCCAGTAAAATTAGGGAAATTTGATATAATTATGTCGAATTTGTTATTTGTAAAATTATTTACATTATTTACTGTTGATTCTCCGACTAGTTGGTCCATAATTTTATATATTACTCATTATGACTGAAATATCAGATAAAAATATCGAATTATATAAGAAAACATCATTGGTTTGGAAAGAGGGTTCTACTTGTGCTCGTTTGAAAGTTGGTTGTTGCATATTCAACAAAATGGGTAGGTGTGTAATAACGTCATATAATGGCACAATTTCCGGGTCGATTAATTGTAATGACATATTTAATTTCGATGATAATAGTGTAAATTTTGATAAACTGCATGAACTAGAACCTACATGGGAACCAAATCTTAATGGGATTCAAAACATTACAGTGGATAGCATACGTGATTTGCATCATAAATTTTCAGAGAAATACGAAATTCATGCCGAAATGAATGCCATTTTGAATCTTAATAAGACTAATTCGAATGTTTCTTTGCAAGATTGCATTATCATGATTACGACCGAACCTTGTATCAATTGCATGAAATTGATAGCTGCTTCTGGAATTAAAACTGTATTTTATATTGAAAAGTATGATCGAAATGATGAAACAGTAATCTCTAATCTAAGTAAAAATTTAGGTTTGAATATGATCAAGATTTGATAACTCTTTCATAATTACCTGTTTCTCCTGTACTCATAATATAATGAATGGAAAATGATAGAGTATGATCCCCCGGATTGGTTTGTATATTAGACTGAGATCTAATTATGTTTATGTTTCCTACCCAAGTTTCAATAGTAGTAAAAGCTTTATCTTCTAGTTCTTCGCGTCCAATATCCATTTTTTTGAAAAATAGAGGGAATAATGGACTGAAAAATGAAATATTGAATAATCTTTCACCGGGTTCTGTTAATAAAAGATTATCTATTGCTTGATTTATAGAATTAACTCCATAAAGTTCATTCCCCATCATATTATAATTCAAATCATAAAATGGATTTGTAATCTTGGTATCAAGATTCATAAAATCAACATTGGCAGATACATTTAACATTTCAACAAATCCTCTTCACTTATTAAGTCATTCATATTCGAATAAGCTTTATGAGCATAATCATATAACATTTTATCAGAATTTTCACCTAATTCATATTTAGCTAAATTAGCTGCTAATTCAGCAATTTGCAATACTTTTTTCGAATTAGGATCGATAACTAAATTTGTTATCATAGAAGTATCAGTATCTGAACTTACACTTATCAGATCTGCTGTTGTTATTGTAGTTGGCACTTTAACAGTTATTCCATCTTTTTCAATAACTATACTATTATCTTTAGTTTTAGTATATCGTAAAACAATATCTGGATCTGGATCTTTACTATCGAAAGTATTTTTATATAATTTGCATAAATCATCCAAATTAGTCGAGAAATAATTAACCAAGTCAAGTTTTTTGAATGATTTATAATCCCTATTTTTAACAAAAGTTCCGATTTGACGGATAGATCTATTTAATGAATAAGCATTGGCGCTTGCTCCTACATTTAATGGGGCTGATAAAATATCAGTCAATTTATCCAGATTTTTATCCATTCGATCTAGTTTCTTAGTAGTTGCTTCAACTTGACCCATAACTGAGTTATATTTTGGAGAATAAAACATCAAATCCCCTGTACCAGTGTCAGTTAGACAGAGTTTGTTTTTGATCATTGCTGCATAATTAGTAGCAGTTTGTAAGCTAGTACAATTTTCATCGTCACTAGAAAATAAACATGTAGAAAGATCGGATAATTTGACTATTAATTCCAAAATCCCAGAAAAATCGATAGTTCCCATGTAAGATTCAATTTGATTTCTTATTTTTAGTTTATATCGCATTATTAGATCATAAAAATAATTGACCATTTTTTTCAATTTAACAGTCATTTTCTTGCAATAAGCCAAACCAAAATCAATAGAAAAGTTGAAATTGCCGCAAATCGCATCTTTAAATTTGGCAAAATCATTAACTAATTTCATAACTTCTTGTTCTATATCTTTAGTACCGGTCAAATTGAACAATCTTTGAATATATTGATCGGATAATAAAGAGTTTACGAAGGCTAAACATTTGAATAATTCTTTACAAAAAGCTTTACCACTATATAAATCTGTACCCTTTTTAAGTAAAGATTGTATTACATTATTAACTATATCATATAATGCTTTGATTATATCTAACATTAAATCAATAGCAACATTTATTACATCTCGGATTAAGATTAATTCAGCATCAAGTAACGAATTTATAACATTTAATGATTGTAATAATAATTCTTTTACTGCATCAATTGCTGCTTGTATGACTACTAATTGGTCATAAAGATAACCACAGGTGAGTTTAGTTAGTAATGAACTACTCATATACTATATATAATGAAAAAAACGAGCATTTTAACTCGTTTTTATTAAAAACAGGTAAGCTTATTTGCTTAAAGTATACTGAGTCAATAGACCATCGATTATCTTACCAACACTTTCAAATTCAGCTTTCAATTTAACTAATTGAGTTTCTTCTAGTTTATTTCTAACTTCTTGATTGAATTTAGCGTGAATATCAGCATTTTGGAAATCTTCATCACTGACTAGCTTGTTTTTAACGAAATCGTTAATGCCATCAGAAATATCAGTACCAAAACCTACTAAACTAGCTTTACCATTCTTACCTTTTTCAAAATAACGACCCATTAAACTAGTCATAGAATTGGTTTCTTTCAATAACTCACTACGTTCCAATTCGTCTGGGAAATACTCGCCATTTTTGATTTCCTCATCTAATCTTTCTTTTCTATATGTTCGAAAATCCATAAAATCCTCATTTTTAATTATATATCAAGTGTATTTTAATTTTCAAATAATCTTTTTATATCGCTATTTATGGGCTAAATAAAGCAAAATTAAATTGAATAAGTATATTATACCACATACGATTAATAATGTAGTTAAATCTAATCTTTTTAGATATAATGAAGCTAAACCGGCAATACCCCATGCACTCAAAGTCAAAGAATGAATTGTCGAGGTGTTATTTATCCCATATTTATCGGCTAAAAGGCTTGGTAAACTCGAAAAACCACCACCGTAATTCAGGTTTATAATCATGATAGATGTAACAAACATACCAACACTAGCAATACTAATATCCGAAAAACACATTATGCTAGACAAAACAAATAGTATTATATAAGGCATATACCGATTAGTATGATCGGAAATCCAAGCATAACCAAATCTACCTAATGCATTAAAAGTGGCCGATAGAGCACAGAATAAAGTGATTAGAGATAAACTTAGGTCGAAATGTTTGTATAACTGGGCTTCTTGACTTATAAAAGCTAGACCTAATGCAATATTAGAGAAGAAAAATAACCAAATTGCTATATAATTTACGTTACAGATAGATTTGATATTGAACTTGATACTGTTTTTAGGTATGAAATCAACTGGGAATTTCTTAAAAAATAGACCAGCTATGAATAAAGGTATGCCATAAATAATGGCTAAAATTATAAAAACTTTATCTATTTTATAATTGCTCGTTAAATAGGCATAAACTGGGCTACAAATAGCTTTTGCTAAACCAAATGATAATATAGCAATAGCACTCGCAATGGCCTTATTATGGCGAAAATAGAGCATTAACGTCTTAATAGGTGCAACATAACCTAAACCACAAGAACAACCGAAAATTACGCCATAAGTTAAATAAAACCACATAACACTTCGATATTTTAATGCTATCGCAGAACCTATAAAACTTAATACGAATAATATCGAACTCAAAATGTATGTTTCTTTAGGATGTTTTTCTACATATTTGCCCATAAAAGCAGCAGAAAGTCCCAAAAATAGAATCGCCAATGAAAAAGCAAACGACATGTCATGAGCTAATAACAGATTTACTTGACTCGATAACAAAGACCAAGCATAAACTTGACCAATACATAATGATAAAATAATTGAACTGATTGCCACTCTAATACTTAAAACCTTCATAAATTTCCTCTAATTTTATATATCCAAACCAAATTATATTTTTTATTGAGATTTAAACTATGTTTTTCTATATTTAATAAAAAGGATCCATCATGAATATCACCGAATTAGAAACTAAGATTAAAAAAGCTGCTGTAAACTATTACAACGGATCTGAATCTATTAGTGATCAAGACTATGATATTCTAATAGCTGAACTTAAAGCTCTTGATCCAACTAATCAATTGGTAGCTAATGGTCTTGCCGCGGCCGATAACACTGGCAGAACTAAATATAAACATACTCTTATCACAGGTACACAGGCGAAGTGCAAAGATATGACTGAATTTGCCAATTGGTTTAAGAATAAATCTGGTCATTACAACATTTCGGCTAAGATTGATGGAGCTTCTGCCGAGATTCAATATAGAAATGGTGAAATCTATCGGGCTATTTCTAGGGGTGATGGTTTCGAAGGTGAAGATATCACTAATTCAGCTAAACTCTGGAATAATATGGTTTTAGAAATTCCGGGTTTCACTGGATCTATAAGGGGGGAATTTCTCCTTAAAGAAAGCATTTTCAAAAAGAAATACTCCGAACTTATGAAAAATGCCAGAAATGCTACTGCCGGACTTGCTAAGCGCCAAGATTGCAAAGGTTCAGAAGATATGAGTTTTATTGCTTATGATCGTCTTGGTATGAATGATAACTTCGAAACCGAACGAGAAAAGATGGAATGGCTAGAAAGAGTTGGATTTGAAGTTCCTTTCTGGATTACTACCAATACGATAAGTGAAATAGATCAGTTCAGAACCAAGATTCATAATGAAAGATTGAAAATTATCGATTATAACTGTGATGGAGTAGTAGTAAAACAGGACAGAATTGATTACACTGATCTCAAACGAAAGACCCCTACTACACAATGTGCTATCAAGTTTGCTCTCGATGTTGCTATTACTCGTGTAAAAGACATAGAATGGTCTGTTTCAGGTAAATATCTCACTCCTGTATGCCTTATCGAGCCTGTAGAACTCAATGGCACAACGGTTTCTCGTGCATCCGTTGCGAATCTTTCCATCATTAAAGAATTAGGCTTAGAAATAGGCTCTACGGTGAAGGTTAGTCGTCATGGAGAGGTTATTCCTCATATTGATGAGGTTATTAATTAATAACATTGAAAAATAGAAAATGATTTATAATCTAATTGGTATATTGTTTTGTAGATGAGAGTAATATGTTAGTTAATTCACCATTTAATTATACAGGAAACAAGTTCGAGATTCTACCGAAGTTAATTTCAAATCTACCAGAATCTACTGAATCTATGACGCTTATAGATCTATTTAGCGGTTCTGGAAATATTTCTTTCAATCTAGCCTATCGTTTCAAGAAAATTCTTTCGAATGAATATATGGGCGATATTCAACGTATACAGAATGTTATCCAGAATGGTAGTGATGAGGATTTTGAAAATCTAATTAAATGTGTAAAACAGTTCTCATCATCAGATTATAACATGTATCAAAAGCTCAGGGATTATTATAATACTTATATGTATACTGATTATACAAATCATTCCGAGTTCATACGGAATCGATATGATTTTTTAAATGAAAAGGCATATAGGCTGTATGGTCTTATGCTTTCATGTACAAGCCATACAATTAAGTTTAATCGAAATGGACTATTCGATCAGACATGTGGAAAATGTATGTATGATGAATTCAGCGAAAAGAAATTAATTTCATGGCGAAATATGCTTAAAACAATACATAATGTGGATCTATTAGTAGGAGATTTCGAAAAGAGTATTCCAGAGTACATTGAGAATAAAAGAGAAATATTATTTTATGCCAATCCTCCATATTCTAACACTATATATGGATACAAGGAATTATGGAAATCAACTGATGAAGACAGACTGTTCAATTTCATAATGAAGAACATTGATTCTAAATGGATGATTTCCGGTACTGAAGTAGAAGGTGACTCCAAATGTAAACTGTTGGATCTTATTTTGAGAACGGGGAAATTCAAAACAATATATCTTGATTATGATTGCAAGAAAAACGGAACGACTACACGAGAAGTAATTTTAATTAACTATTAACTAAAAGATATAACATGAGTTATTATTCACATTGTGATATTGCTGATTTGAACGATGCTATCAAGGGATTTAATCGTTTGCTTTCAGATGAAATACAAGAAATCAAACGGAATAAAGATAAAACATATACATCTAAGGATGTACTTGAAATTCTAGACACTTTATATAAGAATTTTGAGTCCGCAGAAATGTCTAGCTATCTCGATAATATATCCGAGGAATTTAGTGAATTCGAAGATGAAATTTCAAACTATGCTGAATCTAGTATAAATTGTGGCTCAATGAAGGATTTCAAAGATATTATTTTAGATAATCTGCCCGATTCCGCATCTCTGTCGGATAGAAATGAAATAGAAGAGCAACTCAACAAATGTGAATGTATTAAATGAGTGAATTATTATGGGATGATCAGTTACCAATTAATAGATAGTTATAAATAATTATAAATCGGAGTTTTTATGGATAAATGCCGTAAAATCAAGGAATTTCTAGAATTTTATACCAATATTCGAGTTAATAATTATAGAATGTTTAAGAAATATGGTCAGTTGATCATTATTTTCTATGTTGATCTAAATGAAGAAGAACTTTCTGTTGAATTTGATTCAGCTTTGCCGGAATTACCATATAAAATTGATAAATTAGGTTTCAGTTTAGAAGATTATTCAGATGGTATATTATATTTTATGGAGGATTAAATAAATGAAATTATTCAAAAAAGAAGAATTGAAGATGGATATAGATAAGTTACTCAATGAAGCAAGCGTAAATAAAGATTGGGATGATATGGCCGAATATTTCGAAAAGAAAAGTGATCCGGAACATCTGGCTAAATCTATAACAAAACCAGAAAAAGCAGCCCAATTATCAAATATTGCAAGTTTAATGGGTTGGATAGAATGTGCAAAAATGATGCACAATCGTGCAATAGAACTTGGTATGACTGAAAAAGAGATTGATAAAATTGGTAGAGATACAGAATTAGCAGCTTGGGCTGCAAAGTTCGAACGGGCGAAAAAAAGTTCTACTTGGAATGTCATGGTAGATGATAATATGCACAAGGAGACTAAAGGAATCGGTATTGTAACTCAAAAGGGACCAGTGACCATTAAAAAATGTCAAGAGATAATGGCTAACGTAAAGTCTAGATTCGGATTTACACCGGAAAAGATAAAAATATTCATGTGGGATTTCGATTATAGTGGAATTGACTTAGATACGTATATTTCGGCAATGTATGGTGATTGCAGTATTCCTATGACACAGGAGAAGACGGCAGTATATGATTCCAAGAAAAATAGGTTGACAATTTATGACAAAGATATGCCAGTGTATTGCAATTATGATGGGCATATATGTGATGATCCGGATGAGTTAGCTGATAGCATTTAGGGAGAATTAGAATGGCTTTTTTTATTTCAATTATTAATAAAGCAACGATGGGTGATTATCATGGACCAAGTGTATCTGGAATAGCATCTGATATGAATATAGGAGAAGATGTAGATAGTTCAGAAGAAAATAGCAAATCTTATTATAATGAACTAACCCATAGTCAAAGACAAATATATATTTATTATCACGAAATTAGTTAAAATAGATCATCTTCGTTTAAGACTTTGAAAATCATAGCATGTGTAGAGCAATAATGTTTTGCTGCTGCCCATTTTTCATTGTTTCGATGTAAAATAGCTGTTTTTTCGGACCATCGTGATAAATTCTTATTAGTTTTGTTTTTAGGTAAACTTGGATATTTAACATTGTTATTTTCATCTAACTTTGGACTTTGAGATTTGGGTTTTACTTCGATCATATATTTAACGATCTCATTATCTTTATCTTTTACTTTCATATAGAAATCGGGAAAATAAGTATGCATCTTATTGTCTTGATCTGAATAATAATCTATCATTTGACATTCTGAACCCCATTCAAGAACATCAATTCTTTTATCTAGCCACCTCATGAATTTTAATTCCCATGAACTACGATAAAACGGTATTTTTAGTTTAGAATTAGTGCAATTTATACATTTGTCCTTATTTACTGGGACATATTCGCCTTGATAATAAAGCTTATTGAAAACAGAACTCATTATCTACTCGGAAATGTATAACCATTCAATGTGGATTCCGTTATAGTTTTAGTGTTTACACCTTCATTGAATGTCTTAGTTAATAATTGTAAAATGTTATCCGAAATATCTTTAATAGAATTAATGCTATCGATTAAATTTTCAGACATAGTTTTGTTAACATCAGCAGTATTCAACATTTTCGTAGATGTAGTAGTATCATTAACTGTGTTTTTATGCCCTAAAAGATTCGATAATGCAGTATCCAATCTATTTCCGACATCATTTACCGATGTTGTTTTTGGTTTACTATATTCTAGCATATTAGTCATGCTATCTAATATAGTCTTATGGAACTGGGTATTAGTATCTTGAATGATGTTGAAATTCTTGTTTGCTATAGAGGCTAAAATACCTAGACTGTGATTTATAGAAGCACCATTTTCATCTAATTTAGTAGGTATTAATGAAATATCGCCGGTTAATTCGGATAAATTGATAACCCGGACTGGCATATCATTTTCTTCTGTCGGGTTTTCTTTTTTATCATTTTTTAAATAAGAAACTAAATCTGATATTCCCGTACCGATAGAAGTGCCAGCTTTACCAACTGCTGTACCAGCGGTAGCAATAGCTTCTTTTCCCTTAGCTTCGAAATATGATTTGATAGCTCCAGTCATTTCATATATTCCAGCCGATACTTTGTCTATTCCTGTGCCCATGCTTTTCAAAACTGATACAATTGTGATAAATGGTTCATGTTTACCCAAATTATCTAAGAATCCTCCTATCGTATTGGCAATAGTGTTCGCTAATTCATCTAGAACTTTGCTGATTAAAGGCATAAGGCTATCTAATTTTTGTAATAGATCAGTCATTCCATCTATTATGCCATCAACAATACCAGTTATCATATCACTTATTAGACCACCTAGAATTTGACCTAATGTTTTTCCTTCGAAGGTCTTAAATATGCCAGTGATAACATTCGATATTGTTGTTAAAATAGTAGTTACTGTAGTTGCTAAAGCTAATAATGTATTGTCTATCATATCGAAAACTTTATCTATATTAGGACCAAATATAGCTCTTAATACATTTTTGAATGTATTTACTAAAACAACAGTGAATTTACTTATTATATTACCTAATGCGTCGATTAAGCCCGTTAACACATTGTTTAATAATCCAGGTAGATTATCGATGAAATTCATGATTAACAGATAAACTATTAACAGTATAGGTACAAGTGCTACAACCACACCTAAGCCTAAAGCTACACCTACTACTATCGGATTAGACCAATTAGTAATGAATACAGTTAAAGCATCTAATACTTTAGACATAGCCGGTACTAAATCGGACAATGTATGAGTTTCTTTTTTAGGTTTAGCTTTATCTTTTTTAGACTCGATGTTAGCATTTTTCTTCAATATTGAAATGAGTTCTTTGAATTCGGTTTTGCTATTTTTTTGATTTATTAACAGTATTTTAGCAATTTCTTCTGTTTTTTTATATAATCTAAACATAACATTACTATCATTCGAATTACTATCTCGTTTACTGATATTAGCTAATGTTTCTGCTATTGTAGCCATATCTTATATATTTGAATATTTTTATGATTTATTATTGCGAAACATAATCAAAGTTCTTATATTTGAAATATCAACTTAAAAGATGGATATTCCATCAAGGATTATTATGATTAGAGAATCTACTTGGTATAATATCGGAACCGATCTCGATACAAGAATCGTGGAAGAGGCGATGGCTATTTCGAATTTGAATTTCAATGTTACTAAAGAAAAGATGTTTCTGGGTAACGGAATTCAAGTTAAGGATAAGATCGCTCAGGTTGCAAATTATACAAATGGCGAACATAAGATTCTCGGTGTTACTGGGCCAAATTATGAAATCATCCAAAACACTGAGGCATTTGCTTTTGCAAACTACTTTAATGATGATTTTGTCTTCGTAAAGGGTGGTATGACTCATACCGGAATGATCTATCTTATCGGAAAACTGCCAGAAATCAATATCCTTGATGATAAATTTACTCCTTATGTCATCTTTCAGAATTCATTTAACGGGAAATATCAGCTTAGTGCGGCAATTACTCCTCTTAGAGTAGTTTGTCAGAATCAGTTCAACATTGCCTTCAAGGAAACTGCCAATACGATCAGGATTCGTCATTCTAAGAATCTGATGGGAAATCTTGAAAATGCAAAGATCGTGCTCAAGGGAGTTTCTAATTACATGACCGAACTTAATCAAATTGCAGGACGGTTTAGCCAGCTCAAATTCAATAAAACTGAATTCGAACACGTTATTGATATGATTTTTCCTACTAAGCAGAGTGCTGATGTAAAACAGATTAAAAATATCGAGGAAAAGAAACTAGAATTCGTAAATGCTTATTCTCAAGATGACAATGCTAACTTCAAGGGTTCTGCCTGGGGAATCATCAATGCCTATACCGACATTCTTACTCATAGGACTGAATCTAAACAAACCAAATACAACGATACTAAGTTCATCAAGACTACTTTCAATCCTATGAACAAGATTATTGATATAATCAATATTGTAAAAAATACAAGTATCGCAGCTTAAAGATATTTCAATTTAGCTATTAAATCAGATAAAACGGTCAATTTTCCGCCGACTTGGTAATATGCCGAGTCGGTTATATCTGTATAAATATAATCTGATACACCAGAACCCACTACTTGATTAAGCTGTCTTAATTCGAGATAACAAATACTAGGTTCACGGTCATCATAATACGCTATATCTCTGGATTTTACATAATAACAGTTGTTAAATAATCGCTTATCATAACTTGTTCGTGTTGCTATTGTACTTATTTGATAATTAACTGAACTATTTAAATAATAATTACTTCCGTATATACCTACAGGATCTACATTAGTAGAACTTATATAATACATGTTTATTTCAGGTACACTATCAAAATATTCACCGCCATAAAGATATGTGTAACCATAAGATTCGCCATATTTACAAGATATATCAGCAGACCAATAATTACCAGATTGATCTACACCTGTTAAAACTTTAGAAATATCATTCAAACTAACAGATAATGTGTCCATTTCTTGCGATATACTATTAGTATCTGTAAGAGAATGCCATGTTTCGGAATAAGTATTAGCAGAATTAGAAATTAAAACATCATTATCCTCGATAAGATAATCAGCAGAAACTTCAGTTTCAGCATCATAATAAGTTATATCATCGCCATTTTTAACACGTTTATATCTTTTTAAGACCTTATAATCTGAACTATTTACAGTATTGCCAGTCCATTTATATTCAGTTTTAACTACATTTTCGACAGTTAAATAAAGATCATCACTTAATATTGGATTTTCTTTTGATCCTACCATATAAAAGTTGATATTTAATGGTATAGTATTATATAATTCATAAGGAACATCAATGATTTGAACTTTTTTATCACCGTAATATAGAGCATAAGTTCGATGATACGTATTATAATCTAATCTATCATTGCCTGATAATGAGTTCTGATTAGATTCTATTAGACCTGTCCCTACGATTTGTACTAATTCCGTCGAATTAGTAGCTGGAATATCGATATGCCCTATTTTAACTTTCTCTTTTGGAAAATTGATTTCTGTTGTATTAAAAGTTCCAAATTTATATTGAAATGGTGAAGATTTAGACCAATAAGGTTTAGCTTTATATAATCGACCCGAATTAGTTTCAAATGAGTTATAAACATCTTCTGTCATAGCTAATACGCTTGGTTCTGTAGCAATAGGAATTGTTGCTACATCACCTATTCCTTTAGGGATATTACCATAATAACTTTCAGTAGATACGGCATTTATAACTTCGTCTGTTAAATCAGAATGAATTTTACGAGCAAAAATATCATTATTAGCTGAGTTTATGTCAATGAACACCGATGCATTATCAGCAAGAGTTTTATCATTCTCGATTAAGCTAGAATAATAGCTTTGAAGATTATCCCCATTTATATTTGAATTTTCTGTTAATTTTGGTAAACCTGTTCGTACAAAACGAGATGAATTATCGATAAATTGATCATGCCAAACATCACCGCTGAGATATGAGTAACCAAAATCGGTGAAATCTAAGTTTTCTAACTTCATAAAGTTATTTATCTATTGGAAAACAATTTAGATCTTAAATCTAATCTTATCCGATGATTTGTTATATAATCCTTACGTTTAGATTCATCATTCGATTTAGTCAAGTTAGTGATCGTATTAGCTAATACTATATGGCTAGTATATCCTATTTTAGCACCTAAATAAGTCAATTCATCACCTAAATATCGATCTTCTTCACCCCAACGACCATCGAAAAGAGAATTGAATATTCGTCCATTGTTTAGAACTTTTACCTTTTTAATTATATCTTTACTTAAATATATACCGCAAGAATAGATTTCAGAACGAATCGAACTACTACTTAAATATGGTACTACACCTTCTCCACAACGCATGAATAATCTCAGATCTCTTCGACCTAAACCTAAAAGTACACAATCGTAACCCATAGTACTCAAATATGATATCTTTCTTTCTGAAATATCTGGTATTTTATCACCATCCAGGAACAAAATATCATCTTTTATATCTTTAGCACCTAAATCTCTACAAAAACCAGCTAAAAAACCAGAACCAGTTTCATTTTTTATATAATTATAGCCAATCGGATAAGATTTACTACAACGATCTAAAACGATAACATAATCGGTATCTAATTTAGAAACCATCTCTTCTACGAACTCAGGCTGATCTTTACTTATTATTACGGTTTTCATTTTATAATTTCATCTAGTTTCTCTAAAATAGCTTCTTCGATCTTCATGATATCGATATCAATATCATATTCTTCTATAAAGATAAAATGTAATTCCCCACTCTTACGTCTAACCCAATTTCGAACATCATTATCAACTTTCCAAGAATCCCTTTCATCATTATCCGGAACATATAAGTCTAATAACTCATTAGCAGTATTTTCAATAACTCGTTCAATCTCAGTTTGTACTACTTGTTCATTCAAACTTTCTTTAACTAATCCATCATTCGGTATAGATTCGGTACTATCGAACAAAACTAATTTCTTACCACAACATGGACATACTGGATTCGATACATCTAACTTATATACTTGTTCTGTTTCTTCCATATAAACCTCTTTTTATATATCAAAATTTAATCATTTTATTTGTTAAGAACCCATTAAGATTGAAGAATAGACAAACCTTTTCTATCTTCGTACCCCCTCCTTATAGGTTTATACTAAGTATACTAAGTATACTAATAAAAAAAAGATTCCTCTTCCCCCTCCCCAACTATAATGTAACTATCGAGAAATATGTGGACTTTTTTAGACTGAAAAATCACTTGGTTCCTTACTTAGAGTAATGATAGATCACTTTTTAAGAAATGTTAAAATAAGTTTACAAGTAAAATGATATACTATGATAAAAACTTGTTGAATTAAGCGATTATCTGTATTTATAATTTTATATTACGCCATAGTATTATCTAATATACATGTTTAATTGCACATAAATGCCTGTTTTAGACGTTTTTATCTTATATCCTGAATAGTTACTAATTTTTAATTAAATCGTCTTAAAAGTGCCTTAAAATGAAAATAAATAGATATGCTTTTAATTTAACATAAACGGTGTTATAAAGGCGTATTATTCTTAATCTGGATAACTATATAGGATCTAATGAAAAAAGGCCTTTTAAGGCCTTAAAAATAAAAAATACATAGTATTTTAGATAGAGATTACATAATCACTTCGATTGTATTTAGGCCAAGGTGAAATTTCCGAATTACAGATGAACGTTATTTGTTTACCTTTGTAAGAGATTGTTTTTTTATCTTTCCAGTGTAAAAATCCGTAATGTATCACAGCTCCGTCTTTCAAAGTATCGAAGATAGTTTCACCAGAATAAGTACCAAAATAAGAAACATCTTCATATTTCCAGGGCAAAGGATTCAAATCTTTGGAAATAGGGCAATATCTAGAAACAAAGAGATGAGTATCAGTTTTAGCTGCATTTATAGTATCTTTTACAATTTCATCAGTCAACATGTTTTGATAATAGAGCATATTGAACTCATTCATGAATAAATCGCTAAAATCTGGTTTATTGTAATATGAATTATCACAGATTGAATCATTGCCATCTATATAACGATAATTGATGAATATTCGATTTTCTCTATTTTTTAGATGTACGGGATACAATGGTAATTTTCTATCCATTTTATACTTTTTATGATATGATTTCAATGTAGTTAATCGTTCGATTTCATCTAGTTTATAAAAAGGATTATCCCCGGCATATTCAAAAGGTCCATTTACATATACAATAGCATTATAAATGTTAGTTAATTCTTTAAATAACTTTCTTATTATATTTGGATCTTTTGATATATTACCGGCTATACTTATTATATCCGCCTCCGGAAACATAGAATCGTAATTTAGATTCTTTAATGTAGTCAGTTCTAGATTACTTACACAATAGACTTTCATTTAAGATACACCACTGTATCTATAAAGCTTCTATGATCTAAATCGATAGCTTTAGCTTCTGCTTTGATACCCTCTTTATGCTCTTTTAATGCGGAAATACACGGAGCTAAATCTGATATTACTAATGTTTCGGTATATAAACAGTGTTCTAATGGTGGTACATGACCCAAAACTATTCTGGCATAATTATCATCATTATATAATTCAACTAGTTTTTTAATGAATTCGTTGTTATTTTTACCGATATAATAGACATTAAATCCTAATCTGAGATAGTGAGCAATCATCAAAACATCACCAGTTCTTTCGGTAATTTGAATATTTACACCATTTTTATCAAAATGTATGTTTTTAGATAGTGTTTCTTTGAAATCCTGGCTAATCTTGTCCAATATTCGATTTACATAAACATCATTTTTAGAATTAGTTAGTTCTTCATGAGTAAAACAACATCTAGTAGGTTTAGCATCATCATCATAAACTACTTTATATAAGCTAGTTATTGCTATTTTATTGAATTTGAACCAATATCCCATAGACCATTCTGCAAGATAACCGAATCCACGTTGTACCATTTTTGCTGGATAATAACGAGATTTAAAGTCTGATAAGGTAGGAAACAACCAGTTACAGTATGAACTTATGACTTCTCTTTTGCCAATTAACATATTATTAGCATATAACGTGGGGGATTTAGACATTTCCCTTATCATGTAGAAATAGAAATCCTTGTTATTCGATTTAGCTAAATATTCGAACCAATTTATGAACATATCATACATCGTGGAATCGGAGTCTACTGAATTATGTCTTGTAGAAAAAAGGAATGTCAGAGCATTCTTTGCAGGTACTTCTTGTTCACATAAGATAATATCCTTAGTTTGCAACAGTTCATTAATTTCATTTTCATTAACCAATTCTATTTTTTTAGCTTTTTCGTGATTCCAAACATCGCTATCTTTGCTAACGAAGAATCTACGATAGTGTTCAAGTCCTATGATATCATCGTTGTTATGTTTCCAGAGCCAATATAATGCCGATAATTCGGAATATAATTGATCATCAACTTTATCAATGTTGGTATCTAATCTAGGATTATAATAATGCCTAATAGAATCCAATTTAATTTCGAATTGATCTTTGTTGCATACTGCTATATACATTTTCGACGTTCCTTTTTATCATAATTTAGTATTTTTATTAAAAATATAGGTTCGAATTTAATGATTTATAAGAATGTTTGTTATCATAAAGGCTACATTTATTACAAAAACAAAGATGACCTAAAATATAATCGTAAGCGTTATGTGAGGAAATACTTCGTTAGGGATGAAAATGGTGATTATTCTTTGTGGCGAACTCACGAAAAAGTCAAGTTGACCAGTTCAGATGATCGTGATAATGTTAGGATGTTAGGTGAAGCAAATAAAGCATTTTTATATGATTTACCACCAGTTCAACAGTATTTATTATATACTTATCTCAACGAAGATCGATATATTTCCGAGAGTGATTATCGTATTGCTTTTTTTGATATTGAAATTCAATCCGGCCGAAAATATCCATTATATCATCAAGTTAGAGTTAAAACTGGATATAAAACTATATTAGAACTAGAAATCGATCGAGATTATCTGAATACACCGGTTTATGATGAAGAAGAGAAAATTGTAACACCATATAGAAGAAGTTGTTATTATAAAGCAGAATTTCCTTTTGCTAATCTTGCAGAATATCCGATTAATTTAATTACGGTATATTCAAATATAGATAAAGCTTATCATACTTGGGGTCTTGAACCTTATACTGGGGACGATACAAGTGTAGATCATTATCATTATTTCAAAACTGAGCTCGAAATGCTCACAAATTTTGCTAATTGGTTCAATAAACAGAATTTCGATATATTGACTGGCTGGAATAGTGCACATTTCGACGTACCTTATGTTGTTAACAGGATGAATCAATTAGATTCGAGATTGTCTAAATTGTTATCACCTCTGAATATAGCACCAGAAATAGATAATGAGAATACTTCAGCAAATGTCAATTATGATTACTCATATAATTGTGAAATCCCTGGTTTGATTCACATCGATTATATGGTAATGTATAGACATTTAACAAGACAATTCAATCTGCCAAGTTTCAAACTGAATGATATTTGCATGAAAGAGCTTGGGATTGGTAAGATAGAATATGATGGTCCCATTAGAGATTTCTATAGAAAAGATTATAACAAATATGTTGTTTATAACAGACAAGACGTAAGATGTTTCGTTAAACTTAATGATAAAACTGGGTTGATAAATACTGCTATTTCATTGAGTCATAATGGTTTGATCTTGGTGAATAAGATTTCTTCTATGTCTAAACTAGCAGAAGCTTATATTCTCCAGTTCGTGTTAAAAGAAAAAACAGTTCCTTTAAATAAAGAAAGAAATGTACAAGATTGGTGGATTCAAGAAGGTTATTATAAGAACAAACTGGCAGATGGTACAATAGAATGGCAAAACCTAATTCCCGATAGTATGGTAAAAAAACCATCTATTGAGCAAATAAAGAAAGATTATTTAGTTTGGGTACCGGAAAAAAAAGCTTATTATTCTTATGCTCCATTTAGTGTTAAAGCTGGTTTTTGTGCAAATAAGACCGGCTTATATCTACATGGACTAGATGGTGACATTAACAGTTCATATCCTCATCATATAAGACAATATAATATAAGTCCAGAATGTGTTGTAATTAAGCCCACACCGGATAAAATTAAGTCTTTGAAATTGATCAAATCTAAGATAAATGGAGTATATTTCTTACCTGAAGAGGGTATGATTCCAAAGTTCGTTAAAACTGTTTATGCCGAAAGAAAGTATTTTAAGAAACTATGGCTCAAGGCAAAAGCTGAAAAAGATGAAGTTGGAACTATTAGATATTTCGTAGAACAGAGAACCAGAAAAACTATCATTAACTCGGTTTATGGGGCATTACTCTATCCCAAGTTTAGATTCTACAACATAGATTGTGCAAGAGCTATTACTAGGGGGGCCAGATGTACAATTAGAAGTTTGATAGAAGCAACTGATGAATTTTATAAATCTGATGCTATTTTGAAATCTGCTAATAAATATTTGCCTACAATAAAAATCACCTTTGATAATGGTAAAATTGATTATTTTTATCCTGATGACTTAGTCGAAGTAAATGGACAAAAAGTAAAAGCTTCCAGTATTGTAAACTAATTTTTACATAATTTAGTTTTTGTATATTTTTTGTGATATTGTAGAAATCTATTAAATATATAGTTATATGTTATATTCTATTGACGATGCTAAAGATATTGTTAAATTTTTCAGAAAGGACTTTTTTGAGAAAGAATTAGGTTACATATTACCTCCTATATTTCTGGCTAGATTGCCTAAAGATGAAGATAAGTTCGGTGATACATCGGAATATAGAAATGGTTATTTAATAAGATTAAAAGATAAAATTTTCGACAATCGAAAATTATTAGTAAATACTATTTTACATGAAATGATACATGTATTAGATGGTTCTGTTAATGGTAAAAAACAGAGTAAATATGGTGCTTATCATGGTGCATTTTGGAATAAATATGCTAAGATAGCATCAGATTATTATGGTGAAGATATAGGTATTATTCAACGTTACGCCACAGATGAAGAATCTAAAAAATTGAGTTGGATTAAGTCACGAGATGAAACTAAAACTATAAGAAATTGTTATATAATCAATCTAGATGGCATTAATTTCATAGTGGCCAAATATCTGAATCGTGAAGAAATTGAAAAATTGACTGAAGAACACATTTTAGCAATATATAAAGCACCATCTAATTATAAATCGAGTTCATTATCTAAAAGAGTAGAAAAATATGCAAATTTCGAAGAAATACAAGATATGATAAAAAATGGTGTATTAAGAGAATTCATAGTAGATAAACCAGATTTTTCTCAGTTAAAGAAAATATGGTATAACTATACTTTTTAGTTTTTGCTTAACATATTAATAGGGATGTTATGAAAAACGGTACCTATATATTCACCTTTTGTCATAATGGCATCTACTAATTGAACGTTTTCACAGATTATACTATTGTTTAGAATCTTATATTCTTCATTGATATTTTTAATACTATGACATAAATCTCCCAATTCGGGTTTAGTATAAACTAAGTTAATAGATTCGGAGAAATATGATTTGGTCGCATCTGTTAAAATGTGTTTGACAAAACCCGGTGTTTTTTTATCAAGACATACTTTTTTAATAGCTTGTATTAAAATTTGATCATTTTTCATTGTAATATATTGAATCTCCTCTATAACTCGAATAATTAGTATAATTCATATCAGCATCATAAGTATAAGCATTAGTGTTTATAATCGTATTATTATCGATATTTATACCAGCACCGGCTAAATAAGCAGATAATCCCGTAACACTTATAGTTTGATTTTCAATCTGTATATATTTACCTTGAATATAATTACAGCCACTATAATTCATACTTTGAATGATGAGCCATAGTTTATTCAGGGATTGATCTATTTCCCCCATATATTCGAGATTTCCACTTGCTAAAGTGTAAAGATACTCCCCATAAGCAGATTCCATCCAGTTTCTCGTGCTAATATCACCCGGATTTTTATATAGATCTTCGAATAATTTGAAATATAGTTCGAGATTATTTTCTGTAGCACTATTCAATCTGATAGGATCATCTATTGTTCCATTGCCAGATAAACCAAAACAGCCTAAATCGCCATCATCATAGTATTTTACATTAACTGCCGATATATATTTTTCAGAAATTTCTTTAGATGTGGAATATGCTGAGTTCCAAATATCAGCACTATTTAACATAGAAGCAGCAGAATTCCATAATTCTGGTTTAAGAATGGCACTTATATCACCTATTTCACCAGAATAATCGTGTTGGTTTCCCCAATTAGCACTGTTATTTTGGATTATATAGTAAGCAGAATTCCAGTTATCCACATCCCCACTAGTAACACAGACACAAGAATTTTCACCAGAACAACATTCCCCATCGATTGGGATTGTTAAGAATTGAGTATCGGGAATAAATGGGAATGATGGGGTCATAATTAACTCTTTTTATGTTTTTTTGGATTTTCCACTTTAATATCTATGGTTTCTTGACAAATAGAAGGTTCTATTTGATTTAACTTTTTTGTTTGTTTTCTTATTTTCATGCTCATATTTACCTCTTTATAATGCTTGACTCAAAAATTCTGTATTTTGTTTTTGTTGAATAGCATCTAATTTTTTATTCATATAATCTATTGCAATAGGTTGTCTTATCTTTTGTTTTACATAATTAGCCGTGAAATCATCTAATCCGGTTAATAAGGTTTTAAGCTTAGCTATTACTTTTTTAGTATCTACGAATGTCAAATCATCCATATTTAATTTCTTACCAGAACAGATCAGCTCGACAGCTTTCTTAAACTTAGGCATATCTACGAAATCCTTATTATTTCCTAACAATAATGAATTTAGATTAGTCATTACATTTTCTACATTTATAGCAGTTTCTCCACTGGGTTGAGCAGGAAGAGTCAAATCATCTGGATTAGCATGGCCAGTCTTAAAATCGGGATCTTCTTCGTGTGTATCAGTAGGTACTTCAGTTTTATCACTAGATGTGCCTGAATCTTTTGGCATATCACTAGTATGATCACCGAAAGGATCTTCGGAACCAGTATCTTCTTCGGTATCTATAGCATTATCATCTCCTTTATCATCGCCGAAAGGATCATCAACTTCATTAAGCTTATGTTTGTCTAGATATTGTTTCAAAGATTCTGTTTTTTCCACTTTTATTTCTATTTTATGACTATTTTGATGTAAATACTCGTGTAAATCCGTCATATATTCCTCGATAATATTATATATCTGTTCTTTTGTCCTAGCATTTCTCGAACCTGTAATATAAGCAAATAAATCGAATGTAGATTTATCGTTATAATCATAAAGATATTCTTTTAGACCTTTAACATCTTTTTTATTTATCAAGGACATTATGTCGTTGGTCATTCTTTTCAATTTATATTTCGTATAATCTGACGTAATATTTTTCTTTTTGAAATACATATCGATGTTTAAGATTCTATGAAATTCTCTGAATAACATTAAATTATGCCTTTACGTTAGTGTTTCCTATTTGATGGGGACTACCACAAATAAGACATGCTGGTAAATTATTTACTAATTGTTTTTGCAAATTTTTGCCTAAATTCACACTTTTACCATCTACATTTACATCTCCCTGTGAAACAATATCTGTTTTACCTGTTACTTGCATGTTGACATCGCCATTAATAGTCATACCGAAATCGGCTAAATTAGTAGTTAACTCCAATTTACCAGAATTACCTATCGTAATAAGCAAACCAGAACGATGCTTGAACTTGTAACTGCCTTCTTTTTTATTCACAATTAAAGCATCGCCATAATCATTTTCATATAAAACTTGAGTATTTTGATAATCCAAAGTTCTTTCGAATAATGTTGTGCTAGCTAAATCGGTTTCTTTTGTCCGAATAATGCCTTCGTAAATAGGTTTCATTTCATCGTTATTATCGAAATAACCAGTTACGATGCTATTCAATTCTGGTACTATGAAATTACTGTTTTTAGCACCCAAGAATGAATTAGATGGTATACTCCAAGGTAAAGAATCTGTATTATAGCCATCATAATAGCCAAATATCTCTATTTTAATACGACCAAGCATCAAAGGATCGGCAATATCTACTACCTTTCCGGTCCAATTACCTGTTTTAGGATCATTTTTTATGACATTTTGATCGTTAATCAAATCAGTTTGACTTTTTAAGCCTATTTTCGATAAATCCATTATTCGACCTGTTTTTTGATAAACTCTATCAATTCGGGAATAGTATCGAAATATCTATCTGAATAATTGTCGTCCTTACTTAATTCGATGTGAATGGAATTAAATGTTATAGTAGCATCATAATAATCATCTAAAATACGGATATGATCTCCACAACTATACACATTTCCTAAAGAACTGAACTGATCTAAAATTGAATTTTCTATCATATTTTTTATTTATCATCTTCGTTTTTCATTGAAATTTCATATATTTAACAGTATGAAAAATTATAAGTATCATGGAAATATGCTTTTAGTAGATGGCGTATATATGTTTCGCCGTAATGGTCAGTGGATAGCTTTCCTAGCCGATGATCCGACCTTAACGTTTCCCGAAATACAAAAAATACAATCCTATTATATAGATCTCATTCATTCAATTTTTCACATATTGGAGAGATAGCTAATGTTCTTGAATAAAACACATTATGGTAGAATTCGTTTTTATAAAGATGTTCTTCGTGTTAGAATAACTTATAAAAAAGATGGTCGTATTAAATACTCGGTTTATCATTTTTGGCCATTTTTTAACAAAAAATACTTGAAATTCATAAATTGTACATCACAAAATTCTATATTTGATCAATTCGTATCATTGTTTCCTGAATTGACTGATTTTTTCAGGACTAAAAATTGTCATGATGATATACTTTATATTTTGGATTATAATAAGCAATTAGTGTTTGAAAATGAAATTAAATATAATGAGTTTCTAAAGCGTTATGATGATTATTTCGAAGAAAGATATTGTTAAAGATTATTGTTTAGATAAAACTATAAAAAAGAGCTCTTATTTGATCTCTTTTTAATTGATATTAGTTATTTTTTATTACATGGCTTCAACAAGATCGATGTTTAATACACAATTTTCTTCTTCGTGCATATCAGCAATAATACTTTCTTCATAAATTCTCCTATATTATATATTTAATCCTCTAATGCTAGTTTTATAATGTATTTTTCTTCAGTATTATAAAAATAGACGTTATAATGATCAACACCTTCTAAATCCGAATTACCATTGTTAAATGCTATATTATAACCCTTAACTATAGCTCTAATGTGATCTTGATCCGGTTTTGTTAGTTTTTTATCAAGATAGAACACATTTTCTTCATCATTCATATCGAAAAATATGTGGGATTGATCTAATACTCTTTTAATAAAACCAATCATGTTTTTATAATTTTCTCGAATTTGGTCATAAAATTCATCAGTACCCTCATTATTAACCGAATCTACAGGTTTATAGTTATAATTAGACATTAAAATTCGATTATATTCATCATCGGTTACTTCTACTATCATTTTTGTTCCTTTTGTTCTGGTGTATTTTCTTCAAATCCAGCATCTTTTTTAGCATTATCTAAGTCATAAACATCACATAAGCAATTTGGTAATGTTTTAATATCTTCATCAAATTTAATATAATTAGCATCGAATGAATCTAGTTTAGGTAATTCTTGTACCAATTTACTACCGAATTCAAAGTTATGTATAGTTAAATTTTCATATTTTACTTGTTTTATTGCATCTAATGTTTTAGCAATAGCCCCAACGAACTTGTTTTTAGACTTGTTGGCTAGATCTTTAATAGATGTTTCGGAAACCGAAACAACATTTACTAAACTTTCAAGAGGACCAATTTGAGCTAAATCAGCATAGGCTATTTCAGTCGGTTTAAGTTTAGCTGCTATCATCTTGTCGTTAATAATTTTGCTCATTTTATTCCATGCTGTATATGCTGATGTTAATACGTAAAGGAATCCTCCTAAAGGACCAAATGATTTAGCTTTATCATCCTCCATTATGATAGGATCTTCATTATTATCTGTAGATTCAGCATAAGGGCGAATAAGTGTAATTATTTCTGGTACAGATTTAACTTCTGGTGTTTTTTCAATATTAACCTGTTTTTTAGCTCCATTTTTAATTTCTGGATGTTTTGCACGTATTTCATTTAATAAGTAAAAATTCCTGAAACTTAATTGTTCTGATAATAATTTCTTGAGTTTATCGGGATTTTTACTTATATAATCTAAAATTTTCTTCTCTTCTGGAGTAGCAGTATTAGTATAATTCTTCAAAATTTGAGGAATTTTCTGTTTTTCTTCTTTTTTAAGATCATAAAATGTACGGCCTTTGAGTTCTTCTATTTTGCTCATAGCTTTATTGATTAGATTTAGAACAGCATCTTTATTTTCAGATTGATCTGCTGACTTATTTTCCGGTGTTTTAGCCGTTTTTTCAAATTTTGCAGCTTTAGCTAATAAAAAACTACCACTTTTATTACCTTTACCAGAATAGAATTTAACTCCTTCCATCTTAGAATCATATTCTTTCCAAGAATCTACCATATCAAAAGAAGAAATGAAACTATAGATTAAAATAGCTAAGAAATTACGGACCATATCAATGTTTTTCAAATCGTAATCCGATAATGTACCTACATAATCAGTATTTTCAGGAGTATTTTCTTTGTCATCTTCTGTTAATAACTTGGATATTTCATTTCTACATAACTCTTCGAATGATTCTGTTTTATTTTTTTGTACAGCAATAAGATTACCATCTTTATCTACGAATTTTGGCTCGTTTTTATCATAATACTCGGCTATTTTTAGAATATCGGTTAATCTTAATTCACCTATATCAATAGCTTCACCTAAGCCATCTGCTTCACTATTTTTAGGATCATTTTGAGCAAATTTATAGAGTTTTGGAAATTTAATCTTAGCACTTCTTACTAATTCCCGGAAAATATCCCTATTACGCCATAATGAAAGTGCCATCTTAAATGGTAAAGTATAAGGATTAATCTCGATATTGTCGATCAATTTACCCACTTTGCCATCTGGACTTAGCAATTTATCGAACCGAGTCATGTTTTTTGGATCTTTTCTCGCATTATCCATAGCAGCATAATAAGCTTTCAAGACTTCTCGGTATTTGTTTTCTACGGAATTACCACGAGCGGTTTTATTAAACAACTTATCTTTTACATTTTTATCCCAGTTTTTAATCTTGTCTATGACACTATTTTGTTTAACATCACCAATTCTCGGGTCAGTCATTATATCTTCTGGTTGAGCATAAATGCCTTTACACGAGACATAATTGCTCATATTTTTATTCATTTCGGCCATATTAGAGAATGAATTAGGCAATGGCATCAGGTGAATTTCTTTAGTAGGATCTTTAGCTTCATCGTGAATAGTAATACCAGATTCTTTAGCTAATTCCTGTAATTTTAAATTATCATCATTGCAAGCCCAGCTAGCACAGTCTACCTTTATCATATCTTCTGCACAAGTCGCATCTTTGTAGATCATATCACCTGTTTTCGAGTGTAAAGCTTTCATATCGATATTATTGTTCTTGTTAGTCAAGTCAGTAGTATCGATTATACCGGCAAGATGATCAGCACTGCTTTCCACGAATGCTTTAGCAAAATCAGTCCATTTTTCAACAATATCATTTCGATTATAACTTTTAGGTTGATAGTAAGCACTTTTCAATCGATCTGTTATGCTTATAATTTTGGCAGATTTATCATTATTACCCATTAGACCCAAAATAACCGTATTCCATATTTCTTTAGGCATACTCGAATCTTTAAGGTCCTTATATGGCGTATTTTTAGGTTTATTTGCTATATTAAGCAACTTTTTCTGGATATTAGGGATATTATTCTTATTTTTTAAATATTCTTCATTTACGACATCAGTTTTGTTAATTTTGAATATAGGCAATATAGTAGACAATGGTTCTTCGGCTAGACTGAATTGTTTAACACGATCTATCCCATTATATTTTTTGAATATTTTGCTTATTTTATCAAAAGCTTTATTATATTCTTTTATACTGGGTTCCATTTGAGTCTCTTTTTCGTTATTTTCTGCCATATTTTTATATATCATTATTCGACGTTACATAATAAAATTAGTTACTATATTTAAAATATGCATCAAGAAACTAGAGATATTTCGGAAGTATTAGAGACTAACATTAAAGATTATCAGACTGAGTTGATTCAAAATCGAGCCATATCTTCTTGGCGTGATGGTTTGATTCCCTGTGGTCGTCGGTTAATTAAAAGTTTAGAAGATGTTAAAGCTTATTATGATAAGCCGACTGTTAAAAGTGCTAAAATAGTAGGTGATTGCATGGGTAAATATCATGCTCATGGTGATAGTGGCATAGCAAATGCGTTATGTACATTAGTTAATCAATGTTATCCGTTAGTTTATGGTCATGGAAACTGGGGTAATATTACAGATGGCCCAGCAGCTACACGATATACAGAATGTAAGTTATCGCCAATTGGTATGAAAATGCTGGAATGTAAGAATATAGCAAAGATGGTGAAGAATTATACTGGAGAATTAGAAGAATATATCGATATTCCAAGTCGTTTTCCAGCATTTTTCGTTAATGGCATATTTGGTATTGCAGTTGGTATACGAGTAAATATTCCAGATCATAATCTCGAAGAGATAGTAGATTGCCTTAAATATGTGTTAAAACATCCCGATGCAAATACTAATGATTTGTTAAAGTTCGTTAAAGGACCAGATTATAAGTATGGTGGCCGTTTGTTATCAACTAAATCTGATTTATTCAATCTATACGATACAAATAATGGTTCTTTAATTTACGAATGTCATTATTCGATCGAAAAGTGTAAAAAAGGTTATTTATTAACAGTTAAAGATTGTTGTCCAGGTTTTGATCCCGAAGTATTTTTGAAAAGTATGGCTAAATTGCATGATGAAAAGATCATACTTTATGCTAATGATAGTTCGGATATAAATAATTCTTGTAAAATAGAAGTTGTTTATAGAAATTCTGAAGATTTCGAAGATTATATTCATAAACATCTCATTAAATCTGTAAAATATCAGATTTATTCTGTTACTCAAGAACCTTCTCGGGGAGAAGAGAAAGATCTCGATATTGAGCTTTGTACAGATAATTTCATAAATTTGATGAAAAGATGGCTAAATTGGCGTAAAGAAGTAGAAATAGAACTTAATAAAAATCAAAAGCATATACTTGATCTAGACTTACACCATTTAGAATTAAAATTAAAAGTTGCTAATAATCTGGATATTGTTAAAAAAAGTTTACAATCAGAAGATACATCCGATATTCTGGAAAAGAGTTTGAAAGTTAATCGTGAAGATTGTAAATATATTTTGTCTTTATCATTGGATTCGATTAAACGTTTAGAGATTAGCAGAATTGAAAAATATATAGCAGATTTGAATAAAAATATAGAATATCATGATAATTTGATTAAAAATCCGGATATTTCTGTTCTAACTGAATTGAAAAATTTGAAAGAGTTTTATAAACCAAGATTGCTCGAATCAATTTAATAAAAATATATAAATTTAAAATATGATCATTAAAAATCCAAACCAAAAAAAACTTATCTTGATCTATACTTCAGACTTTTCTGGATGTAGTCATGTTAGATTGAGATATCTAGCTAACTATATAAATGCAATTAACGATCAAGGTTTTGTTGCTATAGTATCACCTATTCCAATTATGGACATTGGTATTTTAGCTAATACAGCTGCTATAATATGGCAAAAGCCTAATGATCAGAATCATCTGAATATTTTACGTCAATATTCTACAATCAAAGCTAAATTCGGATTCAAATTGATTTATGAGATAGATGATATATTTTTCAGATCTCCTTGGGAAACGAAATACGAAGGTATTTCAGTACCCGATTATAACCCTAGTCGTAGTATGAATCCAAATAGACCAGAAGAATCCCCATTTATGGCCGAAATCGTTTCATATTTCGATATAATAATGTGTAGTACTGATTATTTGGGTAAATGTTTTAGTCAAAAATATAAGATTTCGACTGTAAGAACTATAAAGAATACAGTTCCGAAATATCTCTGGAATAAAGATTATAAAAAGCCAATATCGAAAGATATTGATAAACCTAAGATCTTATATAGCGGTTCACCTACACATTATACGCAAAATATACCAGAACGCAAACCTAGTCCAATTGAACCTAAGGGTTTTCCTGGTATTGTTGGTCATCTCGGGGATTGGAATACTAATTTAAAAGATTGGATCATAGAAAATGTTAAAAACGAACGTATCGATTTTACAGTATTAGGTGTAATGCCTTACTTTTTTGAGCCAATTAGGGATAAAATTGAGTTTATACCTTGGACAAATTCATATTCATATCCAGATATCGTACAGAAAATCAATGCTGATTTCCAAGTAGCACCGTTAGTATCTAATGAATTTAATAAGTGCAAATCGGCATTGAGATTTTATGAATCTTGTATTTCGGGTAGTGTATTTTTAGGTGCCACATTTTACGATAATAAAGATTCACCTTATGAAGAAATTTATCCTGATTGTAAATTCCATAATGATTATAGTTGTAGCAAAATAGATGAAATTTTTCAGAAATTGTGTAAAAAAGACAATTATAATGAGATTTTAACCTGGCAATATCGATATATTGATAATCACATCATGGAAAACGAGAAATATTTAAACCAATTTTTATCCATGTTAGTTTAAATTATAACCCTAGTGAAAACTGGTATTTTTTCTATAACAAATAGAGTATATTTCATTCATGAAAATTGGACTTTTAGCAGATTTACATTTGGGAATTAAACAAAATGACCCTGAGTTTTTAGAAAGTCAACTTAGATTTTTCCGGATTTTAAGCATGAAATTAAAATCTTTATCTATTAGCGAACTTTTTATCTTGGGCGATATTTTCGATGATAGACACGAATTGAATGTATCTACTTATAATGTAAGTTATGATTTATTTAATAAGATTTTTTCAGATTTTCATGTTTCAATGATAATCGGAAATCATGATACTTATAATAAGAACGACATTTCTACACATTCGTTGAAAATGTTCATGAATTTACCGAATTGTACAGTATATGAAAATCCAACTGAGATAGAATTAGCTGGTAAAAAAATATTCATGTTGCCTTGGCTTACAGATTATACATTATTCGATGATTTGGTATATACTAAAGAAGCTAAGATATTGTTTGCTCATCTTGATATTGTAGATATGTTTATGGATAAATTCCATGTAGCAACTAAAGGTATCGAGAAAGAGACGTTATTTAAGCAATTCGATTATGTTTATACGGGGCATTTTCATAAACGTAACGAAATACACGAAAATGGTAAAAATATAGTTTATATAGGTAGTCCATATCAACTCACGATGATCGATGAGAATGAAAATAAAGGCTGTGGCGTATTAGATCTAGAAAATATGAGTTTGAATTTTATAGAGAATAATGTTTCTATGAAATTCAAAACTATAATTTATCCCGAAGAATTAAATGATATAACGAATAATTATATAAAGTTACAAATTCCTTACGCTTTTGATAATGAAATTGCCAAGATAAGTAAATATACAGCCGATTTATCTAACCTTAAACCTTATAAATTCGTTATAAATTTCGAAGATTTACCAATAAGTGATGTCGATATAGATTTATCCGATATATCTAAATTCGATTTGAGAGAGATAACTACTAAGTATGTTAATGAGTCAGACATTCAATACAAAGATGAAACATTGGATAAATTTTTCTCATTATATTCGGAATTTATATAAAACGATCGTTTAAACTCATTTTATACTTTTACGATATAGTTATATGGTATAGATTAAAAAAGACTTTTAAGAGGTGTTTATGAATAATTTAGAGCTTGTTATGTTAAAAGCCATTATATCTAATAAAGAGATTTGTGAAAAGGTAATGCCCGTAATAGATCCAGAATGGTTTAATGATGATGAAGTTTACAAAAATGTAATTTCTAAGTTGTCTGGTTTTTACACTAAATATCAAGTTTTCCCAAATGATTTCGAAATATCGAGTTTATTCAAAAATGATCCTACTGAATGGGATTTATACAGGAAAGCTAATTCGATAGATACTGATACAGCAAATACAAAATATATCATTCACAATATCGAAATTTTCATGAAAAAGAAACGTTTGTATCAGAATGTTATGAATATCATGAAATATGTCAATTCTAATGATGAAAACATGGAATCGGATTATGCTCAGGATGTAAGCGATAGCGAAGGATTCTCATTAGATTCAAAATTAGGTTACGATCTGATTGATGATATAGAACAGATTTATGACGAAAGTCATGCTCAGGATGCACATATTAAAACCGGTTTAATAACCATAGATAAGATGCTTAAAGGGGGATTATCTAAGAAAACTCTTACTTTCTTACTTTGTCCAACTAACGTTGGTAAAACTATGACTATGTGTGCTTTATCGGCTAATTTGATCCGAAATGGCTATGATGTTTTATACTATACATTTGAAGATGGTAAAATTAAAATTGCCCAAAGAGTATTGCAGAATTTGCTAGATTTGACTGAAGATGAGTATCTATTCATCAAAAAAGATGCGTTCATGAAAAGATGGAACGAAAAAAAGCAGATTATTGCTAAAAAGCTAAAAATAGAAGAGTTTCCTGGTGGTGAAAAATCAGCATTGGCATTACGAAGTAATATAAAAGAATTAAGAGAAAAATGTCATTTCATACCACAAGTCGTAATGGTAGATTATGTTGGTTGTATGGTTCCAAATGGTAAAATAGATAGCAAAGTTAATATGTCTACTCAATTAGCAATGATTACAGATCAGGTGAAATCGTTAGCTATGGCAGAAGGATTCCCAATTATAACTGCTGCACAGGTTAAACGAGATGCTCTGGATGCTATGTCATTGGAGCTTAAAGATATAGGCAATTCTATCGGTATGGCTGAAAAAGCAGATGAAGTTTTATCGATTACTCAATCAGAAGAACAGAATCAAAACAACATTTTCACGATAAAGCTCATTAAAACTCGCGAAGGTGCAAATAAATTTGAATTGAAACCGATCGGAGTAAATATCTCAAAACAACAGTTATATGATATAGCAGCTAATTCAATTGAAGAAATAAAAGCTACAGAAGCTAAAAATATAGCTGATGAATTTGATAACTTTTAGATAGTTTTTAAAGATTATCTAAGTGGCTCAGTAGAAATACCAGGGCTACTTTTTTATGTAGTGTCTCGAAAATTAAATGTATAATGGATCATATATATCATAATGAGTATTGTAGATGAACATAATGTTAATGTTACCAAATTAGAAGATCATTATAAAGTTTCTATTGATAATATTGATTATTATGAAAGTGTGAGAAATGTAGGAGTAGGTTTCAATTTAACTGATAGAGACGGTGATTTGGCTGTACAATCTTATCCCGATAGCAGTATGGATACATTTGGAATAATAGACCAGACTAGCATCAGTTATATAGATCGGAAACTATCCTTCGATTTCTATTTGGGAATCGATGAGGATGACATTAAATTCGTTAAGTTAGCAGATTTTGCTAATACTGTTGCTTTACATAAACAAAAAGCCATCTCTTTTTATAAAGATACTAGGGTATATCTACAATTCTCCGAAGAAAGCAAATTCAATCTATTTAACGATGTTAAATTAAATTTGCTTTTAACATTCAAAACTGATAATTCTACATATATTTTGAATTGTATACCCAATGAAGCGGTTAAACCTGACATTTTTACTAGTTTAACTTTACATTATTCGAGTAATAATCAAGCTACTTATCAAGTAGTTGCTCCTGAAATAATGAATCCTTATTCATATTGTTGCTATGTTATGCAGCAAAAACATTTAACCTGGAGTAATGTATCATATTTCGAAGTAGCAAATAATACTGTTAATCATAGCTCAAAAGATTATACGTCTCGGTTCGAAGTAACTAATATAGATGATATCAGTGAAATTTCAGAAAAATTCGAACAGAATCCATTATCGTTCGAATTATCTAGTCTAGACACCGCTGGAATTCCTAATTTCAGAGTAGATTATGATGACAATTATCAGTATTATTATTCCGATACATATACAGTTTATTCAAAATTATATCCGGAAATAAACTTGAGTAATGTCGAAAATTCTACTAATTTGACATTTGATATTATAGCAAATTACATTGGTTTAGATAATGAGACATTTTATATTGATGATACTGAGATTAAACCTACTAAAATTACCAATATTTATGCCGTAAGATCTTATTCAGAACAAGAAACACCAATATTAGTCGAACAAACGGATTCTAGTGAAGCGATATATTCCGAAAATAAGTCAGAATTGAAATTGGATGGCACTGCTATAGTAAATAATCAAGAAATAGATACAAATCTCGATCAAAACATAGTAGCTAACATAGAACAAGGTTTGATAGTAAAAAGAGTATATTCCTTCGAAATAGATCCAGTTTCCAGCTTAGATTCTAAAAAAATAACTGTTAAATCGAATCGTTTTGATGATGTTATATTGTACCTGAACACAGGTTATAAAATCACTGGAGTTTATACATTCCTTGATAACTCAGCAGATTTAGAAATAACTCGGGGTTATAATAGCAAAAAAGAAGATTTCGTATTATTCGCTGGTTTATATAATAAAATAGAGATTAAATTCGCAGATAATATAGATACTGATTTCCTTGATGATATAACTCGTTTTTCATTCAAGATAACCAGTCTATTCCAAATACAGGGAGTAACTCAGGTATCTTCGACATTCAAGATTGGTATAGATGAAGAAACTAGTTTACCTTATGTTTATAATATAGTAAATAATTCTCATAATTATCTACTATTTGTTGAAATAAACGGGGATTCTCTAGATTTGATCATAGGAGCTGAAAATAACGGTGTCGATATTGGTTTTAATGGCGTAAATATAGATGTCAATATGACTATACCAGATGAAATTATAAATGATTATAACCTATCTTATGACACATATACTCTATCATTAAAAGCATCTATTGTACCCACATTATTAAATGAAGATGTTTATAGACTGGATGATGGAATAATCGATAATGCCATATCTGGTGGGTCTGGTTTTGTTTATCCGGATTTAGCTCATGAACGTGTAGATTATGGTAATTTAACTATGCCGGTAGATTTCTATCATCGTTTTGATAAAGATTATCTATATGTTAATAATGGAATAAACGAACCAATGTATTATCATTCTGCTGAGTTAGTTATACCTTATAATCCGGAACATCAAATAGAATTCGAGAAATTCTCTAGTTTTATATTAGATCAAGCTACTAATATTTCTAGTTCTTTGCCTTATACTATGACCGATACTACACAAAATTTGAGTATATATGGCTCAGCTTTAGCAGATTTCGAGAGTGAAAGTGGAATAGATTATCAATTTATATCTGGTTCTTATTTAACATATGATATAGTTCAGACTTTGAGTTCAAACAACGAATCAGCTCAAGATAGAGCCGGATTCAGATTTGATTTTATCTAATTATGATATTCAGAATATCTAGTTTCGATCTTATTAGTTGAGTATTTCTTATCAAAGAAACCACAGCTTTTAAGTTCTGGACAACCATAACGATAAATACATTGTGGCACAGAACAAAATGCAATAGCATTAAATATTGGATTATCTGATTTTTTTAGATAATCTACAACACTTTCCATCCAAATACGAGTATTTTTCTCGGTTTTATAACATAATCTTTGTTTAGCCATAGCTAAAAAGGCTTCAACATTAAAATCCATGACATTATTAGTGAATTCGTTCTGATCTCTAGCTTTGCCTTTATTCCAATCTGGTCTACTAGATTGAGCATAAAAATGAGGACTAGCTTTAGTGTGTCTAAATATCTGATTCCTTACATTTTTATCCATTTTATCGATAATTCGAATTACTGGTATCTTGGATAAGGAGTGTTCGGCTATAAATAAATCTTTTAGATAATCGAAAATCTCTTCGTTCGTCATCATTAATACATGATAGGGATTAGCATGACTACCCATTGTAATACAGGCAGCTTCTTTAATAGCGAAAACTGTACCATGTATATTATCAAAACCAGCACTTCCACTTATTAGATTTATTTCCATGATTTTTCAATAAAATTGTTAGTTTAATGTTAATTCTTATAGCTAAAAAATGATAAATTATCAAATAATAAAGTCAAACTTTATTTAATGAAAACATTCAGAAAAATTGATATTATATAAACATTTAACAGCGGCTTTAGCTACAGACATATTCAAATTAAAACATTCCCGAATATCCCTTTCGGATAATTTGATATCCGGATTAATCTTTTCAGCTTCTAATGAAACTAACTTGAAATATTCGGGAAAATTCATTACTTTGCCTTCTTTTTAGACTTTTTAACAGTAGTTTTAACAGACTTCACCTTTGCCATATCACCAGAAACACGATATGTATCCAAACTCGCTTGGATAAAATCTCTGTCGGCCTTAATATGATCTCTGTCGGCCTTAATCATATTACCATCATGCTTAAACTGGATGGCTAGCAGAATTGTACAAATAATAATAATGCCTAAAATGATATTAAGAATCATCTTTTTTCTCCTTTTTGAAGTTTCTTCTTTAACTTTTCAATTTGATTTTTATTTATAACAATATTTTCTTCCAAATCGGCAACATCACCGGTCAATTTGAAGTTCAAAATCAAAGACAAAGCAAAAACAATTATTAAAGCAACAATCATATTTATTCTCCAATGTCAAATATAATCATTTTTTACGATTTCTTCTACCTAATTTGATCAAACAGTTCTCATAATCTCTACGATATTTAATCAAATATACTAATTCTAAAATCATAATAATTATACAAGCAAATACGAAATATATCATAATTATCCTATTTACGCCCAAACCTGGACTCGAACCAAGAAAGCCAGATTACAGATCTGGTGTTTTACCATTGAACTATAAGGGCTAAAACTCACTTCTTTATTACTACATAAATGGTATCACGATGTCCTACATAAATGGTATCACTTTTATTCAAAGTATCCTTATTAAATACATTATGCATAGGATTCTTATCCAAAACAACTACATTTTTAATAAAATGATTTGTACAACCTCTATTATTCAACCAATTATATCCAGTTACTTCAGTATAACTTAACGATACTTTCCAACCATAATGAGATGCTGAATCGAGTATCGGGATAAGCTTATCTTGCAATTCTGGCATATCGTTATCCAAACTGAAATCGAACTCAGCCGAACTATTCATACCAGTCTGTGTCATATTCAACTGTCCTTCCCAACTATCCCAAATCAGACCTGTTTTTGAGAATTGAGTTACAAGACCAACTCGTTCACCATTAGAATAATTATTACTGCATGCCGTAATAACAAGGATGAAACACAAAACGATTAACTTTTTCATTAGATTCCTTTGTTTTTGTTAAATTTAAGAAATATAAATATCTTTTAGTACTCTCGACAGGGATCGAACCTGTATTTACAGCTCCATTTACACTTAGCGGTTTAGAAGACCGATGTGGCTACGAGAGCAAAAGTACTCGATATTGGATTTGAACCAATGACCCTGCTGCCTGACGCAGCTGCTCTAGACCAACTTGAGCTAATCGAGTATAATTCTGATCTCACCGTATATACCTCTAAATCTAGCCTCGTGGTGTATCAGATCGCCTTAGATTACCAAGTAATAATCATTAGGCTTTTTCGGCAGACTTTTAATATAGTGTTGTTCTTGGACACTATATAAGGGACTTAATATAGTTAAAAAAAATAAAAACGCCGAAATCATTAAACATATCGGAAATGATAAACTTGATTTTATCACATTTTGCGCTTTTATTCTTAATATTGCTAGGTCGAAGAATCGAACTCCGGTAAACCATTCCTAACAGTGATCGTTCAAAGGTTAATCAACCTAAAGAGTTTTTCGAAGTGCTCTTCAAAACTTAAAAGTAGAAGCTCTATTTATTATCGGTCTGGTGAGCTTCGCTCTCACGACATCTGGTTCCCAAAACCAGTACTCTACTGTACTGAGCTACAGACCGTAATGGATTATATATTAAAAAGACCTCTTATGGAATTGCACCATATCATAACTGTTTTGCAGACAGTCGCGTTCCTTATTTCGCCAAGGGGTCAAAATGGATTATAACTAAACTTAGTACATCATCCAGGAATCGAACCCGGTGCCCCAAGACCAGCCGCGCATATTTGTTGTTGGGTACAGGCTTATAAGACCCGTTGCAGCATGATGATGTATAAAAAACTCCAATGGAAGGATTCGAACCTCCGACCTCACGATTAACAATCGCTTATTCTACCTCTGAACTACATTGGAATAAACTTTAAATAGCGGGTGTCGGGGTCGAACCGACTATTTTTTGGGTATGAACCAAATGTGTAAACCGTTTCACTCACCCGCGATAAAAATCTGGTACCTCTTATTTTAGAGCTAAGTCCCAACTCTCGCTATCTATACTGCCAATTGTATCAATATAGCCCATTTAAGTATGGGATTTTTATATAAGTGTGCAAGAAAGAATTCGAACCTTTGCAGACTTTAATAGTCTTTAAATGGTAGCTGCCATTTCATAAGCTTCTCCTAAAAAATAACTTATTATTCTACCCGTTGCATATTTTCGCCGATGCTTATTCAGATATTATTTGATCAGATAGATTTTCATGTTGTTATCAGCTAAGCATGTCCAAAAAGATAATAAAATTAGGACTTCTAATGTGGTTCGAACACATATCTCCATCGCAACGGTGGCACGTAATACCAATTATACTATAGAAGTCACTTTACTATAATAACGGTCATTATTTTTTGACGAAAATAATAACCATTTCTGAGATAGAACCGTCAAATTCAATCTCATAGTGCTAGCGGAAGGATTCGAACCCACATAGCCCGAAGGCGCCTGATCTACAGTCAGGGGCGGTACCAATTCCGCATCGCTAGCATAGTGTAGATACCGAGATTCGAACTCGGGAAAATAACTTGCAAAGCTATTGTGTTACCATTACACCATATTCCGTAATATTCAATAAGCGATTGGAAATCTCGTTTCCAATGATCATAATATAGAAAAGAAATTCTTATTTCTCAACTATTATTTTTAAAAATCTTGCCTAGCAGGGTAACGCTCCCCGTCCAATGGATTCAAAGTCCATTATACTTGCTTTTATACGACTAGGCAGTAAGGAAGATATAGGACTCGAACCTATAAGAGTTTTGCCTCAAAGCTTTAGCAAAGCTTCCGCTTACCTTTAGCGTAATCTTCCATAGAGGAGATGGTAGGATTCGAACCTACGGGCCATAAGACCAGTAATTTTCAGGATTACCTGCATAAACCAACTCGCACACATCTCCTTTTTATATTTATCAAACTATTCCAGCTTAAAAGTGGCCAAGAAGGGATTCGAACCCTCAAAAAATGGCGTCCTAGGCGCCACGCCTATACCAAATTCGGCTACCTGGCCTAAATGTCGGAAGAACCTTCTCAAGAAACCGACATATTATAGTGGAGTGATTCTTTTTACCTGTAACTTTAAAAAACGTTATTATATGCACAATGTTGAAATACTATGCATCTATTACAATCAGTAATAACAGGATATCTACTTCCCGGAACTATTGCATAAACTATACACCTGACTGGAATATCTCCATCATTCCAACAGATCATTTCTATGGGATCATCATTTGTAATAGATTCTTTCTGACTTATATCGACTAGTTCTATGCCATTGTATTTCATAGTCAATCTACATTTTCGGTTGAATTATCGAATAACTCCTGATATCTAGAATAACATTTATCGTATACAGATTCTCTTTCGGACGGAAATTCGCCAGCATCACCCTCCAAATATTCAATATTCTCAATCATAAAGTCAATACCGTTTCGAAGATCGATGCACTTTTTCCTTATCCAGTCCTCATATGAATCTGAATCCATATTAGCAGGAACCTTGAATAATTCATCAAATTCATTTTTATTCATTGTTTTATCCATAATAGTTATCAATCCTATAAAATGATGACCGAACTGCATTTTTTATTATTTCAGTGGTACTCGGTCAGTGCTCAACCACTCAGCCTTTCCTAAACTTCTAAGAAAATTTAGGTGGTAATCTCTATTTTATTTCAACTTAATCGAGATCTTAAATTATATTAAGTATAAAAAGAACCTTTTGTTATCGATTTTACGTCTAAAATCTGAAAAGGTCAAACCCCTCTTTACTTACATCCAGTCGAGGTTTTTTATCTTTTTTCCTGAAAATTAGTGCCGTTACCGAGACTCGAACTCGGATCCAAGGATTAAAAGTCCTTTCGTCTAACCATTGACATATAACGGCATAGTGGCCAAGGCGGGAATCGAACCCACAAAACCTTGTGTTTGAAACAAGTACCTATGCCAAATTCGGTTACTCGGCCAAAATGTCAAGAACCCAGTAAAACTTGACGGGGGGATTAAACAATATAATGTGAATATACTAGATTATGCTTATTACACATTCATTCACGTATCGTTTTATCTTTTGCCTTATAGATCTAGGAAGTTTATGGCAAGGATTTTTAATCTCTATTTTATTTCAACTAAAAGATATATTATATGGGATTCGAACCCATACCAATCTGCCGATAGGCGATTGTACTGCCAGAATTATACGAATAATATAGCTAATGGAAACTAAAACGTTTGTTAGCTCAAACGTTTTCCATTTCTAAGACGTAGCAGCTAAACCACGCCTTATAGTGCCCAAAGAGGGAATCGAACCCTCACGATCTTACGACCAAGGGATTTTAAGTCCCTAGTGTCTACCAATTCCACCACCTGGGCATAAAAAATAAAACCAAAATTTCAATTAACAGTTAAGATTTGAATCTTTAACAAATTGAAATATAGAAAAAATTAGATGAATCTCAATAGAAAAAATGTAATTTTACTCCAAAGGCTCGAGCAATTAACTTACCCGAATGTATACTATACATATCAAACCCGGAGATCTTCTGGCTGTGAAATTTCACCTTAGACCAGACTTAGCACTCATTAGCCTTGGTATTATTTCACAGTTTTTTAACTAGTTTGAATGTACGTAACAAATCGATTGATTATCCTCCAGCATATGTCATCATGTCCTATTAATTAACATGACTTAAACGGGCTTTTGCTAAGTTTTCACCGTCCCCGTTATACTAGGAGGAACCTTTGCCACTCTTTAGCTGATGGCTGTTTCTGAGCCTACAGTTTAATTCTAAAAAGATTGAAAATGTTCCGAATTGTCAATTAGCCGATTGGAATCTCAGTTCCAATGATCATAATATAAGAAATTATTAAATCTTTCTCAATAGTTATTTTCACATATATATTAGTATGGAAAGATTCTTAGAATATTATAATACTAATTATGGTGGTTATTCTCGTAATTATCAACAATATTTCAAAAAAGCCGAAGCTGATAGAGAAGCTCGTTTCGGACGTAAATATGATGAAGCTAAATTAAGTGCGAAAACATTATTCGGTTATAAAACTAAACCTATTTGGTTTTTCACAAAAAATATCAATACTGATCTTTCTAAAAGACTTAATGACAAGGAATTTGCATTCACTATTTCAGATAAAATGACAGTTATACCGAGTTTGAAATGTATAGGAAGTGAAATAGCTCCTGTAAAAGATAGTTGGATTAAGTCCATGTTAAATAAGATACAATACTTATACGAAAGATATTTTAAAGAATTCGAAGAATGGTCGGAAAATAACTCTCATGATAAGATGGATATAGCACAATTTTCAAAAATTATGCGAGATTATTTAGCAAATTATTCACCTAAATCAATATATTATGGATTAAATGTAGAAGATTTCAAGAGTGTTTTACGTTATGGCGATGATAAAATAGACTTCAGTATGGATTATAAGAGTCTTTATGAAGAAAGTTTAGTAAAATCGGAAAATTCCAACGAGAAAATAGCAAAATTAGAGATTTCATCTATGAGCGATAGTTTAATCGATGAAATTAGATCGATGTATCTAGATTATAATATTAAAAATATCAATATTCCGTTATATAAATCTCCATTGAATAAAGAATGGCTTAAATCTAAAGAATCATTCATAAAAGGTGTAAAAGATGACGAAAAACAGCGATTAAATAAGTGAACTAAAAAAACCCTTTATAGGGTTTTTTTTAATAAAAAAGGATCCTTAAAGGATCCTTTTTATTTTTAAGCAGCTTCCGCGAATGTTATTCCCTGATCTCTTTCCAACGTGATATTGACTTCGATGAATTCAATAGATTCGGCCGGAATGATAGTCAAGTTTACATAAACCAAATGCGGATCATTAGAATCAGATTTAACTGTTACTGAATATGAAGTTATACCTTCTCCAGCCTTAATTCTACCTAATAAATCTTCGACTGTAGATTTCATAGAACTTCTTGTAGTGGCAGTATTTTTCTTGTAAATGAACGGCAAAAGCAATATATATAAGTTCTTTTCTATTGTATTCACCAGCGATCTAACATCTATTCTGTTCAGTGCGGAATCTTTCTTCAACATAGTTTTCTGAGTGAATAAAGTTTCGCCATAAGCTGGGAAAGTACGAGAAGTATTGATGTTTTGATTATATAACTTACCCATATCCAATTTACTCAATTTAGGTGTAGTACCATCTGAATATGCTATTACACCGCGTTCTGTTCCAGCAGGTGCCATCCAGGGATATGAATAAATCTGACAAAAACATTCAGCACAAGCACCGGCCACCGACTTAGGGATATTAATCCATGCACTGATGTCACTGTTATATGACTTATCATATCCGCCATAACCAGCAACGTAAGAACCATTAGTATATTTGAAATTCTTACTTTCACTTACCATCAATGAACCAGTTTTCGCCGCTTTCGATGTGGTCTGAATGAACCCGATATCTTTTCCACGTGTAATAGCAATATTAGCAATCTTATCTTGCATCGCTTTATATTTTTGTTTACCCGTAAAACTTTCAATCGGTTCAACATTAAATATAATATCGAAATCAGACTTCTCGTTGTCCTCGAAAAGCTGTAATGCTGCCGTTTTCTGCTTAATATCATTCAATTTAGAATTCTTACCACCACTAAGACTATAAATAGAATAAGTTTGGGATGGCATATCATAAGTAGTAACACCCCCTATATTTGATACGAAAGATGTTTCTACTGATTTCTTAGAAACGTAGATATAGTTAGAATGACCATTAATCACATCAGTAACATATAAGCTATTACCTTGTAAATCTTTTGCCGTAGGATCATTAGACACATAGAATGATTCGGTAGGGTCATAATTCAAACTAGTTAAACCAGTACCCCATATAGATTCATCTTGATCTATATTCCGAACATAAACATTCAACTTATAGACTTTCTTATAAGTCAAGTTATCTGCACCATTATCGACCTTGTCTTCATCATCGAAAAGATATTTCCAATCGAATGTATTAGGTCCATTCAATGCCGGTATATCTTCGCAATCCGGTGTTATTATTGAAATACCAATTCTATTCAAGTAATCCCCTGGAGCTAATGCAGCTATGACCAAGTTCTTAGATTTATCTGTATAACTTTCAACGTCACCATTGCCCGGTTCTTCATCTATGCTAGTAGGAGTATAACCATCTGACCAGATTCCCGTGCTATCGCTGAACATCTCTAATGTGCTTTGTGCAATGAGTTCCGGGACATTATTTTTACTAATCTGCCAAGGTAAAATAACATTTTTAGGATCTTTATGATAATAAATGGCTTCACCTTTAGTTTTATTTGAGTTATTTTGATCTTGGTATAAGATGAATAGATTTGGTGTACTAGAATAAGCCCCGAATCCTTCAGATAAGCCATCATTATAAACCAATAAATTTACTTCCTCTTGTGACTTAGCATCAGTATATTTCAAATTGCAATATGATGAATTGTTAATATCCGTAACTGCTAAACCATATTGATCCGCTAGATCTTCTAAAATAGCAAAACTATCAGAACCAGTCATATTATCACATCTAATACTAGAAATAGCATTGATACACAGAGCAAAATCTTTATCACCATGAGAGTATTCACGATATTCTATGCCACTAACATTTGGAGAAGTAAAAGATGATTTATTAACATAATAGGTCTTCAATTCTAGATTTTCATCCCAATCCGCAACTACTAATTTCGAAGCATTAGCCGAATATGCAGAATCTGCACTTGTTAAACCTAAAATGGATTCATTGTTTAATAACGTTGTCAATTCAGCAGAAGTTCCAGTTAAAACACCAGAATTGAGATAATATTGAGCATCAATATCAGTAGAATTCAACGAATATCCAGCATCAAGATGTAAATAAGTCTTATAATAAGTAGCAGAAGTATCATTTATGCTATCACTAGAATCAAAATGATAATATGCCGAAGATCCTGTTGCATCAGCAGTTAATGGCGAAGAATTTATACCGGCTTGATTCAGAGCAAATCTGTTATAATTCGTGAGTTTATCACTAGTAGGAATCTTATAAAATGTACCCGAATTAGCAGTAATTTCAGCATTTTTAGAATCACGATATACTATTCTGACTTCATCAGCACCATCATTATATAAATCAGCAAAATCGGAAACTTTCCCGTATGAATACATAAAGAATGTTGCTGTATTATCAATATAATGCCAGTTATCTGCAGTATAAGTACTCAAATCTCCCTTAAAAGCATTTAGTAATACTAAGTTATGTTCACCTTCATAATCTACATATTCTAATTCTTGAGTTGTAGAATCCAGATTAGTATTAGCTATACCAGCACTGTTATAGGGGTATTGAATGAAAGCATATCTTTCATCGCCCATAGTAGCACGAACTCCAAGAAGTTGTGTAGAACCGTTAGCAAAGAATTGTTCTGCAGCAAAATGACCATAATTAGAACTGTTAGTCGGCGTACCAAATTGAGTTTTGAAATTAGAATAACCCGTAGTTAAAATTCGTTGATTTACATAACCTTTGTCAGCATTAAAGACAATAGCACCTCGTCCATCGCCAACAGTGGTATTATTACGAACTGTATGATCGATTTCGTTGAAGTACACGTCTGGTGTAGAATACTTCGACATTGTTTCACTCCTATTTTGTATATTTATATAAGGACTAGCTAAATGATAGAATGTAATTTTTGCAAAAAGACCTTTAATGATGTTAATTCGTTGCTTAGACACCTTTATAAACACGGTTATAACAGCGAATCTTATTATCTAGACTTCAAAGGTAAACAAGGCCTATGTAAAATGTGTGGCAAACCTACACGTTATATAAACTATGTTAAAGGTTATAGATTGTATTGTTCTAAGAGATGTGCTGGACTCGATACCATAAATAAGTCAAGATCTACGAAATTAGCTAAATATGGCGATCCTAATTTCACAAATCAAGAAAAACGACAAATAACACTAAGGAATCATCATGACCGAAGAAGAATTTGAAAAAATAAAGCAAGTAGCAGCAATAGATACTACTATACCAGAAGATGAATTACCCCGAATAGAATATTCATTCACTTTATCTAAACGAATAAACAAATGGTGTAATATTTTACAGAAACAAACAAACTTAATAAAGAACTTAGAATGTGATATTGCAGACTTAACTTATCATTTATTACCGAAATATAAGTTCAATGACTCTATGGTATGGTCTACTGCTAAAGAAATAGAGATGAGAATTAATGGCGATCCCAAATTTATAGAACTAATCCGGAATAAAAATATTCAAGAATCTTATCAATGCTATTTTAAAGACACAATGTTGACATTAAAATCTAATGTGAGCTTATTGAAATCATACATAGACTATAAAAAACAAATCATGTATTAATAGTCTTATTTTAATCATAAAGGCCTGTTTAAGGCCTTTTTCTGTATAACATTAATGTTTTCACATATTTTCATAAAAAATGTCTTAAAAGTGCATTAAATGTTAAAGAACCGGTCTTCCCATGAAGATTTAACGAATTCTTCTATTGGTTTAGAATGAGTTTGATTGTTTTTATCGAGATATGTTACTATTCTCGAATCAAAATAAGTTATAACTGCTTTAATCGGACAACATGCTGATTTAGATGCTGTCAATATATGTAAACCTTTAACTAATTTAACTCCATTCTTCAACTTATCACAATTAGGACAACTCATGATATATCTATAATAGCCACATCTTTACATTTTAAATTCTTAATATCTTTACATTTTAGATTCTCAATATCTTTACATTTTCCATAGTTCTACCCCCTCCTATAGGTTTTATACTATATAAAAAAAGATTCCACCTCTCCCTACCCAACTATAATGTATCTATCGAGAAATATGTGGACTTTTTAGATGATAAAAATCACTTGGTTCCCTACTTAGAGTAAAGAAGGATCCATTTTGTTGAAATGTTGAAATAAGTTTACATTAAAAATTCGAGATTAATGACAGATAACCTATTTTTTTATTGTTTATAACATACTCATAATTATTAAACATTAAGGGATAATGTTATATGCTAGTTTAATTGCACAGAAACTCCTGTTTAAGAGCTTTTTTAATTAAAATAATATAACTATCAATATTTAAGATAAAAAGAGCTTAAAACGGCGTTAAAATAATGTATATCGAATCATTACTGAGTTAGATAAATACAAATATGATAAAAGAGTCTAAAATATATGACCTTTCGGATCTGAGATGGTTTAGTAGTGATATTTCTAAACCTTTAGATCCTATACCGAATACTCCTGCTGATAACTGGGGTTTTGATTCTGACAGCAATGATATCAATGAAGATACTATCCTGTTCAATGGTGGTACGAAATACAGAATTGCTTATACTATTCGTAATATTTTGATCGATACTAAGAAACCCGATCTTTTATCAGATAAGACATCTTATATCTCATTCAAAGGTCTACATGGTTCCTATACACAGACCGAATTAGTTTATATCAAAGCGTGGGAAATAAAATTAGATATCTATGATAGTATTGGAATTTCATCTGAAAATATAACATTTTTTAACAATAATTCGAAAATAAACGATTATATTTCAAATTTGAAGTTGATTCAGAATGGTGATATTTACACTTTGAGTTGTCTTTTTACGGCAAATCCCCAAGGTTTTACAGAAATATCAGATATCAACTTAAGTTTAGCCTTATTTGATGTAAATGGTAATAAGTTTACTTTTTCAAATTTCAAAGAATTTATATTTGTACCGATCACTTTAACCGAGTTTATAAAAAGTTTACAACATTTAGTATTAAATTTCAGAGATATTTATCCTGAAAATCTATGTCTAGGATATCAAATCACCGGAAATTGTAAATTAGAAGCATTTAATCCCAATGTTACAAAAAATGAGTATTGGTCTGAATTAACCGAGTTGTTCGATGTCACTTATGTTTTCGAATTATTACAAGATAGTGCGGGTTATATAATCGGTGATGTTGAAATAGAAGATGATGTAGCTTATCGAAAATTAGATGGCATAGACACAAGTGGAACTGTTTTTGCTTCAGTATACCTTAAAATAGGTGATAATGAATATGATGATTTAATCAAAAATTATACTATAGCCTATAATCAGCTTGGGCCATTCGTTAAAAAATGTGAAAATATCCGAGATTTATATATTCCAGTTCCAAAATACTTAGCCGATCTAAAATTTAATGATTTTAAAGAATATCTCGAGTATTTTTTTAACACAGAATATACGTCGTTGAATCTAAATGAATCATGTAAGATAGGTATATTGGAGAAAATTAAACGAATAGGAGATTTTAATGATGCTAGCTTAATCGAAGATCAATTATTGTCTAATTTTGCTAAAACTTATTGCCCTGACTTAGATTTAGATTTAGATACACTGAATAATGTGATAGATTTTTTCAAAGATGAAAATGATACATTGAATTATGATCCGGTAAGTATGTTGAGATCGGTATATTCTAAATTAGCTGTGATAAACAAATATAAAGGTACAAACACGGCTATTTATATATTGTTTAATACATTAGGTTTCTTAGTAAATGTTTATCCATTATGGATTGATAAAGCGACACATTCTCATTTTTATACCGAAGATATGATAGATCCTACTAATTATGAGTTATCATCTCATATTAGTCTGGGTTTAACTAGTGCTCAAACTGCTAGATTGGTAAAATTGAATCAAATTGCAGAACCTTTGATTAAGTTGATTCGATCTATTATTCCGGCTACACGTGTATTGAGTAATTTCGAGTTTGTAATTTCAGCTACATTGACCATGAACATAATAGCTCATTCTTTGATCACTAGTGAGGCGGATTATTATTTAAGACAAACGTTTTATATGGATTATTCTAATTTGAAATTATCAGTAAACAAGTTGTTTATTCCGTATTTCGCTCAAGCTACGAAATTAGAAGCCTTATCTGGGTCAAGTATAATTGAAAATCCGACATTAAATACTAAAAATTTAATTTATTCTGCCTTGAAAAGTGATTTTCCATTTATATTTGAGATGGATAATCGGGAAGTAGAAAATCATACTGTAGTCGGTACTGTTAACCGAAATTATTATAGATGTGTAAAAATAAACATTAAAGGTACTGATATTTATGAAGGTTATACTCATTATATTTTGACTTTAGATAGAGAAAATATGAATAAGATTGCAAATTTCTTAAAAATAGCTAAAAATGGCAAGAGATTGGTTTCATTATCGTTCATTTTCAATCGAAAATGTCCAAAATCAGTTAAATCTTGTTATTCTAATACTGAAACTTATAAACTGGAAGGTTATTAATATGGGTGCATTCAGACGGATATATTTGTTGGAAAAAACTAGTCTTTTGGATATGAGAAACTCCTTCGATAAGGTTTTTCCACATTCTAATACTGATTTACCAGTTGTAAGTTCCAACGAAGTAGATTATGGTCTACAGATGTTATGTAGGGGTGAAGTTAAATCTGAAAAAGGCGATAAAAACCATAAAACTACAATTCAAATTTATAGAAACGATAAAAATAAACCTTATGATACTAATTGCAAATGTGAATTACGTTGTGATTGTAATGCATTCAGATATAATGTGGCTTATCCATTGATTAAAAATAACAATTTTTTCTCTAAACCATCTGCTAATATGAGAATACCTAATCGAGTTAATAATCCAGGACAAGTAACTACATATTGTAAACACTTATATAGTTACTTGAAATATTTGATAAATAAAAACAAAATCAAGTTCGTTAAATAAATATGATAAAAGAGGTAAACATGTCTGAATTAACACAGTTTTTAGATGAAAAAAGCAAATATATTCAAGCTTCAGAAGATAAAAACCCATTTTTCTATGTTTTTGTTGCTAAAATGATGCTTGATGGTAAAAAAGAAGAAGAGATCAAAGCAAGTTCTAAACTTAAAAATGTTATGAAAGAAATTAAGAAATTTTTAAGAAAGATCGATAATAATGATGTTAAGCACATTGCTTCTGTTTATTCACCAAATGAGATCGTAAAGATATTAAAAGAATCTAAAACCATAGACAAAAAAGAAATTAAAGAACTGTTTGATAAATTCAAAGATGTAATTTCTTCAGAAAAAGAAAAATTTACTCAAGTTATAGACTTAGATGATGCATTTTCAACTTTATACTCTTCTGAAGCTTTCGAAGAGTTTTTCAAATGATTCGATATACTTAAATATATAACTAATAAAAGGTATAAGTCATGAAAAAAAAGTTTAATCCGGATTCCATTAAGGAAAAAATTAATAACAAGCTAAAAGAAAGCTTTCTAGATGATGATAATAATGTAAAAAAATCACAGGATTTCAATGATAATACACAATTGCCAGATCCTAATACTCCGGTTTCAGCAGATCCTAGTACTGCTACTGCTCCTAATGCAGAACCAATGGCTGATCCTAGTGTAGATCCAAGTGAAGATCCCAATCTAGCTAATCCTAATGCCCCTGTTACCGAAACAGATCCAGAAAATCCAGCTACAGTTGATCCTGCTTCGACACCAGATGCAACAGAATCAGGTGATTCTACAGATCAAACTGCTATTTCTGATGCATTAGTAAGCATTGCTAATGCAATAGCAAATCTTCAAAATGATGTTTCTGACATCAAGAAAAATGCTGCTCCGTCTGAAACTCCAACTGAAGAAAATCCGACGGAAGAAACACCGGATAAAGGAACTACCGGTACAGAATCAGCTCCGTCTAGTGAAGAAACATCTACAGAGGTAACTCCTGCAGAAGGATCTACACCATCCGAAGAATCGGCTCCTGAAGGATCCACACCTAAAGAAGAATCTGCCCCGGTCGAAGGTACTCCTGCAGAAGGATCTACACCAGCAGGATCTGCACCAGCAGAAGGTTCTAAGCCCGAGGAAAAAACCGCTGAAAGTGAACCCGAAAAAGATAAGAGCAAACAGGAATGTTTAGATTTTTATAAAGGTGAAGGCCAATTATTAAATGAAAAAACAGATTCAATAGTGTCTAAGATTTATAATAATCGTCTATGGGAACTCGATAAAATGTTCGAAAGTTTAATTAAAAAGAAACTTCGTGACAAAATAGATGCTAAAAAGGCTGATATTAAAAAGTGTTTGAAGAAATAAAATAAAAGAAAAACCGGATTTAATCCGGTTTTTTTATGAAACTAAGAAATATAAATGGTTGTCTATGAAACTAGCTGATAAAGTTCCGCTAGATCCAGTCAATACATCGAAATATACACCGACTGGATTAGTTAATAGGGAAGCAGTTGATGTAGCCGATGCTTTTAGACCTAATAGGTATAGATTAGCAGAAGGAACATTTATTTGAGTTTTATCCTCTAAAGTTGTTATATTTATGCCTGGACCAGCACTGAGATTATCTTTATATAATAGATTAATACTTTCGCTAGCCGATAAATATGATCCTTTTTCTTGATAGGCAGATAAACTAGAACTCAAGTTGGATAAATTTGAATTTAAACTCGAAACATTTGAATTTAATGATGATAAACTTCCGCTAGTGAGATAGGATATCATATTTTCAGTCAATTGATATCCTGATAAACTAGAACTCAAGTTGGATAAATTTGAGTTAGTTGTGTTCAAATTAGAATTTAAAGTTGATATATCCGAATTTATACTTGATAAGCTCGAAATAGTAGCATAATTTGATAAAGTAGAGTTATTAACATAAGCAGACATACCTATAACAGTCTGGAAATTAGAACTATAGCTTAATGGCAAAAATGGAGATTCGATACTCATAAACATATTTATTTACTATATTCTAATCATGATAGAAGCATATTTCGAAGATTATAGTACAATCACGATTAATTCAGATGATCCAGTTATGTATACACATTTATACTCATATTTTTCAGTTTATGCAAAAGGATATCTATTTAATCCGAAATATAAGAATCATATTTGGGATGGTAAAATTCGATTTTTCAACAAGAAAAATCATACGATACCTTATGGTCTATTATATAAATTAAAAGAGTTTTGTTCGACTAACGAAATTGAATTGAAATTGACTGGTTTTTTGCCAGATAACACGATAAATACTACCGAATTAGATGCTAAATTAGTTAGTTTTTCTAATTTGAAACTGCGAGATTATCAAGTAGATGCTTTGAAATCGGCATTAATTCATAGAAATGGTGTATTGGAATGTGCAACTGGATCAGGTAAATCCTTGATACTTTATCAAATGATTAGAATATTATTAAGTGAGAATGTGAAGAAATGTTTACTTATTGTGCCAAATACTACACTTGTTGAGCAGATGAGAAGTGATTTTAAGTCTTACGGCAGTGATGAATTTTTGGAAATATTGTATGCTGGGAAGAAACCAACTTATGATAAACCATTGTTGATTTCTACATGGCAATCTCTGATGGATAAAGATGTAGAATTTTTTAGAAAATATGATGCCTTGTTTATAGATGAATGTCATAATAGTAAAGCTAAAGTGTTGAAAAGTATAGCGGAATTATGTGTAAATGCTTCATATCGAATCGGCACTACTGGTACTATGCCAAAAGATAAGTCCGAATGTACTATGATTATGGGTGCTCTTGGACCTGTAATTTATAAAATCGATACTAAAACATTACAAGATGCTAAAATCTTAGCCGATTTGAAAATCGGGGCTTTATTCTTCAAATATCCTTTAGATTTCATAAAGAAAAATATAGATCGATCTTATCCCGAAGAAGTTAAAATGTGTGAAGAATATCCCAATCGTAATGCGAAAGGATTAGGGTTTATTCTCGGCCAAATCAAGAAAGAATATAACACATTGATACTTTTTCATCATCTCGAACATCTTAAAATGACTAAATCTTATATTGAATCTAATTTCCCTGAATTCAATATTGATGTTGTAACTGGGGCAGTTCATGTTAAAGATCGTGAAAATATCAGAACTTCTATTGAAAATTCAGAATGTAGAATTATTTTAGCTACTTATAAGACAATGAGTACAGGTGTTAACATAAAGAAGCTTAATTGTCTCATCATGTATTCTAATAGTAAATCTAAAATTGAAGTGTTGCAAAGTATTGGTCGAGTCTTAAGAAGAACGGAGACTAAAGAAAAAGTGGTTGTATTCGATATTATTGATGACTTGTCTTATAAAAATAAGAATGGTACTATACATAAGAATAAAATTTTGAAGCAATATGCCGAAAGAAAGAAGTATTATAAAGATAATTCGTTCGAAATAAACGAATATGATGTGATGTTATGAAACATAGTGAATCACCCATAAGCTAAAGACATAGCGGTTTTCTTGAGATCAAATCTTATAAATAACATTAGAGGCTTAAAAATGGATAAAAAATTAACCGATTTTACAGAATATCTTAAAGAAGAAGCTAACGAAGAATACCGTGATTTGTTTGATTATTGTATCGAAACGTTATTATTTTCAGTTAAGGTGAATGTTTGGCATTGGACTTGTGAAACTGATGCACAACACATACATTTGAATAAGATTTATAATATGTTAAGAGAATTTCCTGATACTATTACTGAAGTTGGTATTGGTAAAACAAAATTCGATTTTGGTGATATAGATATGCCAACATTAACTAAATTCGATAAGAATTCCGTTTTATCAGATTTATCTAATTTCAGAGATAAAACATTGATGGTTCAAGATGAATATAAGGATAATTCTAGTATCAATAAGCTTTTTACTGATGCCATTACCGAATACGATCACGAAATAAGTTTAATGAAAAATTTCAAGTAATATGGATACAGATCAGTTCGTTTTTGAAAAATTGAATAGTTTAGTCGATTCAGAACTTAGCGGACTGAAGTTCATTCGGAAATTGTATAATAATTGTAATCTTTACTGTTCATATCATGCAGATTTAAATCTAATTTCCGAGAAGCTTAACGATCCTAATAAAAGATTGAATATGATGACTCATAGTAGAGAGATTGATAATATATTAGTTTTCATATTCATAAAGTCTTTAATGACTATACCAACTCAAACTAAAGCTTATAAACTAGGTTTGATTGACAAAAATGGGAATTTAATCAGAGAACCAGAAACATCAGAAGAAGAAGATTCGATATCTAATTTGGATCTATTAATGGCTAAACTTAGAGAATGGTTACGGTATAAATTATCTTATTTTTCTACTTCTAGTTGGATTAAGAGTGCCAATGGTGATATGAGATTACAAAATGCGCTATCTAATGCTAAAACTACTTCTATGTTATATTCGGTAAAGAAAATCAATTCTGAATTAGGAAAGATTCTCACTCATACGTGAGCATTATTGCTTTTAGCAAAATAATCTATAACTTCGCGATCGGGAATACATTGCCTTATATTTCCATCCGAATATATGAATTTGGGCATAGATTTATTATAAATTTCGAATACTTGACACATTCTTTTTCTACTATATTCACGTATTGCTACTATAACACCTGGTAATAATCTATTTAATTGGTCATCTGTCAAAACACAACGAGATTTATTCGTGAAATTGTACTCCTTTTCCATTTTCTTTAAAAATTCAAATCTTTGAGTTCTAGGAATATGATGTAAATTCAAACCACGAATATTGTTTATATTGGTCAAAGATGGCCCAACACAATAAATCAGAGGAAAAGCATCATAATTCGGCACTATATTAGCTGGATTGTATTGAAATCCATAAAAATGACCATTTGTAATCAATGTTGCGGGGAAAAAATCATTCATGATTTACTTAGTATAGGTTTAGCATCCACTATACTTTTTTGAAAAGATGGATCGTTTATCATAGTATTATCCGTTGTGTATTGAATTACATATTTTTGATATGCAAAGGAAATATTATAAAATGTAGGGCCGGTATTCTGATAATCCAAAACTAAGGCATCATTATTTGATAATTTACAATTATTAAATATATGTTTAATAAGAATTCTAGAATTATCCATAGACAATTCATCAACTTCTATATTAACATCATCCCTACCAATATAACCTGCATTAACATAATCATACGGGGCATAATTTTCATGTTTTAATGCAACTATCATAGAATATATAGAAAAATGACTATCTTCCATGATGTCTAATTGTAAATCTTCAGTACCATATTTCGGAATCATTACAGTTTCATTAACATTACCATATTTTAGTTCTAATGTACCTAATGTTAGTTTAGGAAGTGTAACATCTTTTACTGTAGTTAATAACAATCTATCACCGGTGCCAATTTTTATATAAACTAGAAATTTAGCATTAGATTTATATTTCATGTTGAAAAAATTAGTCAAACCGGCCATGATTTAATCGTCCTTTAATTTGGGTAATATAATTTTACCATGATTATCAGAGTAATGTGCCAGACCTTGCATATCTCGTATCTTAAATGAACGTTCTCGTCTCTGTTGCATAACATTAATTTGACCATAACGTTTCAAACTGCCACTTTTTTGACCCTGTTTCCTAGCTAATTTCTCTTTAGTAGTTATTTTTACTTCTTTAGGTAGATTAGTAACTTTATCATATTCTACACGATAACCTTTTCTATCGGTTACTTTTTTAACCTCTTTTTTACCATCTCGGATCACTTTTTTGTCATGTATAGCTTCCGCGATATATTTTTCCGGAATTATTCCTGCAACTAGATTATTGAGTTGAACTATAATGTCATCTGGATTATTTTTATATAATATCGCATAACCTTGTCTAGCTCTGAAATAAGCAACATTTTTATAAAAATCATCTATTAATACGGAAGAAGGATTGGCAAATCTAGATTTATCAAAACCAGTTTTAACGAAATGAACGTTTAACAAGTTAATGTGCAAATTGTTCTTAATCCAATCTGTTTTCCCAGATTTCATGCTATCATCATTAGCAATAGCTAATATGCATAAATTGATGTTGTTTTCTATGCAAAAATGAACTAAAATATCAAAAAGGCTTTTTCCATTTTTTGTCCAGGGCATAGTAGGCCAAAATGAAGCACCGGCAACACGTATAGAATTCCAGTCTGCTATACCTTTGCTGTTAACCATATTGTAAGTCTGGGCTTGACCTAAAAAATCAGCTAAAACACCTTCTAAATCAATATAAATGTTATTTATTTTCATTTTTTACCTTTTTCTTCTTTCGCTTATAAAAATCACGAAAACGTGGTGTGGGATGACACGTAGCTCCCTTACCTATACCGCCAGTTGGTACTCCAGTCGATAAACCAGTATTAACTACTCCATTAGAAAATTCTTCGTTCATATTGTATATATGAAGTGACTAAAATGGTCATTTTCAACGAAAATAAGTAAAATATATAACTATATTCAAATATAATCACGTTCTAGATTCAGATTTTCAAAGAATCTATTATTAAAAAAGGTAAAATATGTCTAATTTAGTTAAGAGCATCATGCGTAATAAGAAGCTGGCTGACATGATCTCTATTAAGAAGCCAGATACATTCATTTCATCCACAATTCCAGCTATAGATATTCTATTCTCGGGTAGAATTATGAATAGTGGCATTAAAAGAGGAGCTATCAGCGAAATTGCTGCTGATAGTACGATGGGCAAATCCATCATCGGGTTACATTTCCTAGCAGAAGCATTTCGTACGGGAATGGATTGCTTCGTAATTGATACTGAACGAGCTTTCGATTATAAAATAGCTAATGCTTTGGGGATAAATATGGATGACGTAGGTATTTTTGATACTCAAATCATATCCGATCTTAAAGAGATTTTCACCAATATCGCCAAAGATGTAGAGAAGAAGGATCGTGAAAATGTGTTCGTTCTTCTTGATTCTTGGGGCGATCTTGTATCGACCCAGGTGATGGCTAAAGCTGAAGAGGGCTCAAGTACAGTCGATATGGGTTCTACAAGCAAATTCAAAAATGAGTTAGCTAACATCATGCATGCTTGTGGTTTTACAGTATTAGTAATCAATCACACTTATGCTTCGTTGCAAATGTATGGTGACCCCAAAAACATTCCGGGTGGATCAAAACTCTATTTCAATTCAGATGCTATCGTTTTGGTAAATAGTGCTGCTAAAGTAAAGGATGATGAAACTAAGACAGTATTGGGCAAAATCTGTAATGCCGTGATCAAGAAAGGACGTGAAGCGGTCGAAAACAGTAAAGTTAAGTACCGAATAATGGTAGATCGCGGTGTTGATAGATGGTTTGGCCTTCTAGATGACTTAGTAGAAAGCGGAGTAGTTAATAAAGATAAGCCGGGTTCATATTATCGAGTAGATATCGATTTGGATAAGACTACTGGTGAAATAACGAAAACTTTCAAGGAAGAAGAAACTTACTCAGAAGAATTCGTTAAACCTTTGCTTACTAATACTAAATTTTCAGATTTCATCAAGTGTAAATACAATTATCATAATGATGTAGATGCTTTGGCTAGAGACGTTGTTAAAGCTGAACCTACAGTGGAAGATGAAAATATTGCCAGTGAAGCTGAAAAGGCTGAACGGGCGGCAAGAAAAGCTAGACGTGAAGCTAAGAAACAAGATACATCTACACCAGAACCTATCGAAGTTGAAAAAGAAATTTCGGCAAATTAAAATGAAAACCCAGTTTTAACTGGGTTTTTTATTTGTGAAAACTATAATAATTTAGTATATTATAGAATATGGAAAAATATACCTATTTCTTGAATCCCTATTTGAAAGTTCTCAATTTTACTCACATCGATCTAGATGGCGCAGTTTCGGCTATTGTTCTTAAACAAGTATATAACATAATTAATGTTAGAATGATCAATTATAATAAAAAAGAACAAGAAGCTTTGGATTATGCTAGGAATAATATTGCTGATTATGATTGCATTATTTTCACCGATTTCTGTCCTAATAAGACTACCAGTGTCAAAGATTTTCAAGATTTAGGTAAACCAGTTTTGGTTTTGGATCATCATACAACAGCAAAAGAATGTCTGAATATTAAAGAAAATGTATTTATCGATGAAAACCGAAGTGGTGCTAAACTAGCTTATGATTTTTATAAAAAGTATTTCGAAATAGATTATCTCGAACAAATAGTTAATGTTACTGATGATTATGATCGTTGGGTTCTTAAAAATAAGCTTTCTTTCAAGTTAAATGCTATTTATTGGTATCTCGGTTTCAATGAATTCATCAATAAATTCGCATTTGGTTTGAAATTTGACAAAAATGATGAAGATTTTCTAGCTAATTATGCTAAATCTCTGGCAGATGAATATGATAAATTAGCGATTCAAAATCTTAAAAACGGGATGCTTATCATTGAAGTCGATCATCTTGCCGAGATATCTTATTATATTCAACGAGATTTCAATCCAAAATATTTAATCATGGTGTGGCCAAGTAAGTTGAAGATCTCTATTCGAAGTAAAGATATCCCTCTTAGCTTTATTAGTACTAAGGTAGGTGAAGGTGGAGGCCACGACCGAGCTATGGGATATTATGCCAAAAATGGGGAAGATTTCAAGCATATTTTAGATCTTTATATTAAGTATCTTGATGAATATGTCGATATTAATATGAATAAGTAAGTTGATTCAATCTGAAAACTGGTATTTCGTTAGGTAAAGAATAATTTACAACGTTATTATTTTCATCTAATACGCTATCGGCTAAACTTGCTGCCAATATCATATATAGATCTTTCACCATCATATTTACTATAATCCAATTAGAACTAGTTAAATTAGTTGATTCTAATGTTATATTCAATGATTTTATTATATTATCTAGACCTTCATATAAGAATTTTGCTACATTATAATCCGAGTTAGATAATTTTTTATATTCTTCAGCATGACCATATTTAGGATAAGCATAAAGATAATATGGCAATGGTATTGCTCGATCAGATGTAACTTTAGTATCTAAGCTAGAAAGATAATTAGTCAAAGCCTTTAATACATCTGATCCTAGTATAGTGTTAGTACCTGTAGAATAAACACTATCCCGAGATAATGCACTAAGACTAGCTAAATCATCTTCTTCGGCAACTAACAATTCCATTTCATTTTCCGAACTAATAGTTCCATCTATTTCGAAATTGTTAGGTGTAACAATAGTTACTATTCCATTATACTCAGTTACCGATTTAGGAATGATATTTAGATTATAACTCGCCAGTACACCAGCAGAATTAGTATAATAAATGGTGATACTCAATCTTTTATTAGCTAATAAATCAGCACTGATAATTGATCCATTAGATGTGTTTATATCTAGTAATAAGATATTGTAATTATTTTCTAATGTTGAATTAACTAACTTCAATTCGAAATTAGTACCATATATGAAATTATAAGTTACATCTGGTGATTTTAGCAAATTAGATGGTTTTATATCTATTGTGGCTGTTGCAACATTATCAATATTTAGAATTTTAGATGATAGATCGGCTTTATAAACTTCTGTGTTAAATGTTACATTTTTGTCAAAGTATTCAGTAATCTCTGTTTCCAAGTTATTTTTTATTGTTCCGATATCAGCCGTTTTATTAACTTTTATATTTCCTACAATATCGAAGTAATGAACTATTGGAATTATACTATATAACCTAGAACTAGTTTCTGTTTTATATTTGATTCGTCCTTGGATATCCTGTAATTTTGACCTGAACGAACTCGTATTATCACCATATTGAGTCAAATAGAACTGATAAGGTGCTTTATATAAGCGATACGTGTCTAAAATATGATCGAGATACTCGGTTCTATTGTCATAAAGCATTAAATTGCTATATGCCGTAGTATCATATTGATCATCGAATATATTCAAAGGTTGAGAATTTCTGTAAAATGAATTCGTAATAGAATAAAGCAAAACGTTTTGTAACTCGTGATGTTCTCCAGTAATGCTAGATTCTGTTTTATATTCGCTTACAACAGAAGCATGTTGAACATTAATAGGATACGAAAGTGTCATCAAGAATGATTGATAATCCTGCAATGAAATAAGAGAATTTTGACTTGAAAATGCTATTTTAGCATTTCTTTTCATCTTTTCATCACTTTCAAAATCAGATCCGCCTGCTATATCAGATTGTAAAATAAACGAAATATTATTAGTTACATTCGTTATGTTAGTACCGATAGAATAGAACTTATTTGATGTTTTTATCAGATCTCCTGTTGAACCCGACTTATTTGCAACATAACCATCTGTGCTCAAATAAGAAATTGTTAATATTTCTTCTATATTATTGAACCCGTTAGAAGCAATAGCACCATCACCGAATTCAATTCTAACAGTTTTATCTTGATTAGAATAAACCTTACAAATATCAAGTGGATTTTCTGGTGTAGTATTCGAATCGTTATAAGCTAATGCTGAAGAATTAAGATAAATATCAGTTAATTCGATATTAAAAGTTCTTTCATAAGGATTATTTACATCTTTGCTTAAGCCGATTCTACAAATCCCGTTTGCCGGATAAATAACATCATTTTTGATAGCAAAAGGATCCCGTTCGCCAATGTAATCTGAGAAATTAAGATCGTTAATATCATATTTTTGATATTGTTTTCTCATTTTATGGACATAATCTTTAGCTTTAATAGTAGTAGTTTTTCTTGTACCTTGAATCACTTTAACATCTTCAAGATCACCTGTTTTATATGCTTTTGCCCCATTTAAGTCTATATAACCATCTTTTATTTTACTAGGTATTGCATATTTGATTAATTTAGACCATGTAGAACTTTTACCATTAGAAATATCACTAGCAGTTAAGGTATAAGAATAAGAATTCTGGAATATGTAATTATGATCCGAATATGTGAAGTTTATATCATTAGTATTGAACCAAATAACATCACCTATACTACAAGTAATAGGTAGTGGACCTTTTAATTGAACTGCTATATTAGCATGAGCCGGTATAGGTCTTCTAGGTTGATATGAAAGATTATGACACCATTTTATTATAGAACTAGTTAATCTTGCAGTGTCTATGAAATTTTCTTCGGCAGTACGTTGAATATAATAATTTGACATATCAAATACACCAGCAACAGCTTCGGTTAATAATACGAATATCGAAGCATTAGATAATTTGGCAAATCTAGAATCATTTTTTACTCGTTGAATGAAATCGTTTACTATTTGAGAATGAGTCAACTTAGTATAATCTAAATTAGATGAATTTGTACTGTTCGCCATATTCATATATATGATATGCCAAATGTATCCGTAAATGGTAAAGAAGTTCAAGTTAACGATGATATCTTGCAAAGGATAAAAAATGAGATAAATTTGGACAATATAGAAGCAAAATTAGCAAAGTTATGGACAGAAACTAAATCTGGTAAACATAATGTTATTACAGATCATGCTCAGATAATTGAGAAAGATTTGATAGGTTTTCCAGATAAATTCTTTGAAAAATTATATAAAACTCATTTTAAACCTATGGAATATGGTCCTGCTAAATTATCATCACTGTTGAAACAATCCAGTCTAGATGGTTATCTTAAACCCGAATATATCACTGATGCTTTAAGAGTAACAACTAATAGACCTGCAATAGGTAGAGGTGAATTTCTTTTCGCATCATTATTTGTAAATTTAGGTTTTTGTAAAGACAAAGGGGATTTAGTAGATTTAGATACCAATCAAAAAATAGAAGTCAAAGGTAAAGGTGGAAAATTCGGTGATGGTCAAGACAATAGATTTAAAATGATGAGTAAATCTTTAATGCTTTCATTGTTCAAACAACTTGGAATAGATGAAATAACAGATGAACTTACAGATGAATATATCGAAATTATTAAGAATAACACGGATAATAAAGGTTTATATCAAGTTTTTTCATATTTGCAGAATTTATCTAAACCTTCAATTAGCATATCTAATGAAGCTATGGAAGTTTATTCTAGGTATAAAGATCTAAAAGTGACTTTAGCATCATGTCATCTGTATGCTTATTCAAAATTAAATTATTTATCCTGGTTGTTATTATTAAACGATAGTGATTATAGAATGTTTTCTGCACCTAACAGTGTAGGAGAAGCATATCGAATATGTAATTCCTTAAAAATAGGGTCTTGGAATAAAGGCGATTATAGTTTCAAGATAACATTAGCATAATGGGAAATTTCAATTCAGAAAATACAGAAGAAGCATTATATTCGAATAAGGAAATTAATCCGAACCTAGCTTCTACCGTAGATCTAGATCTAAGATTATATAATCCCGATTCTTCTGGAGCTAGATTCAATTTAGATGATATAATAAAAGTTGAATTTGATGAAAACCTGTTATCTAGTTTGCCAAAAGTTATATTAACCTTAGAAGATTCGGGCAAATACTCTTATTTAAGACCTTTGAAAATAGGGGATATTATTTATGCTAAATTATTCATCGGATCGGCAAATTCGGATACAAAACCACCCATTTCTATTGAAACTAAATTGACCATTTTAAGCATTCAAACTGATATTTCTAATGGTATAGGTGATTATCATTACCAAATCATCTGTTCTTTAGTTAATACTGAAATGTTTAACAATTATGTTCGTTATATCTCATATCATCAGGAAACTTCAATAGAAGTGTTGGAACAATTATATAACAGTTTGGGCTTGACTTTTTATAGAAACGATATATCAACCAATGATAGACAATTATGGCTTAATGCCAATAACTCTTATAAAAATTTCATAGAAAAAGTTTTAGAACATTCGTTTATAAGCAATTCAGATTCTTTAATAGTGTATACTACTATAAATGGTGATGTGAAAGCTGATACCTTGCTAAAAATGAGTACAAGAAATCCGACTTTTACATTTATAAATCAAGCTTATAAACAAACTTTAGCTCAAAAGAATAAAGAATGGAATAAAGCTACTTATATTGTATATGATTCTGTTAATATGGGCAATAACACTGGTTTGATTCGTAATAAGTATGGTTATAATGTTACAACTACTATATTAGATACAACGGAAACGTTAAATACTACAGAATTCGAAATTAATGATAGTGTTAATGTTAAAGATATTGTTTCGGGTATAAATTTATTGATGAATAAAAGATCATTTACTAGTACATCTAATGATATAGGTCCGGCTAAATATTCATCTTTTAAGAATTTTGATAAAAATGAAATTAAATGCGATAAATGTGAGTATACATTACCGAATAAAGATCTAAATTTGATTAAAAATGGGCACTGGCTTTGTCCACAATGTAAAAATGATAATATTTTGAATAATAAAGGTATTTATCCGAGTTATTCTAGGCAGGAAGGAGTAATACATTGGCCAGATCATCATGATCATTATGATGTGTCTCCAAATATAAACCAATTAAATTATTTGTCATTTTTTGCTAATTTCATTCAGATTTCATATACTGTTAATAAACAGGATAAAGCTTATTTAGATAATCCTAGCAATACATTAAATCTTGGGGATTGTATACAGATATATTTCGAAACTAATTCATCGAATCAAGATAAAGTCAACGATGGTAATTATATAATTACTCGTATACAACATCTTTATGCTAAGGGAAATACTTATTCTATAGTTTTAACTTGTGTAAGTAATGGCTTAAATAAGTTAAATGTCATTTAAAGAACCATTTTCTTTTTCCCATTTTTTTCTAAACTCTTCTGCTCCACCTTTTTTAACCCAATCTATTAAGAACGACTCTGTTGGATCCGAATTAATTTCGATTCCTTTGAACCATTTTATACGATTCATGTATTCTATTTGATCGAGCATGAATTTTTTTTGTCGTTCGAAATTATTCATTTTGCCATTTTTTGCATCACGGTTTGTAATGAATAAAGCATATTTCTATATTCTGTAACATGTAATACGAAAATTTTGTTGTGTTCGAGATAATCCTCTTTCGGACAATCATTCAAATCGATGAAAGATTTATCAGGCACATTCGATAAAAATTCCGAAATCTCTTTCAAATATGTATTTGGATTCTTTAAGAATTCTTTACGAAGTTTATCTAATAGAGGGGACCAATCTTTAATACTTTCAAACATATATGCAATAGAACCACCCGTTATAACACGTCTGGCACAATAAAGTTTTAACAATTGTTTTATCATAATCTTATATATCAACCGTGCAAAAAATCCAAACTTGACCGTTTCAACGGTATAATTTCGTCATCATTTTTCCAATGGATTATATTATAAACCTGATCGAAAATAGGTAAAAAGAACTTTCTAAAAGACATTTCATAATCAATCTCAAAAAATTTCGAAAATTGTTCTGGCCATTCATCAACATAAGCTATAGATTCTATACCAAACTGATTTGTAGGCTTAACGAAGATATAATTGAATTTTTCTCCACTACTAATAGGTGTCAAAGGTAAATTGAATTTTTCAAGAATCCAATTATAACTGAATGCCATTTTTGCATTAATTGACCAACCTTTCATAAAATTAGACAAAATTGGCTCAGATAAATAAGTTTTCATTCTTTCAGGAACATATTTCTTATAATCACCTATTGAGCCATTTGAACTTATATCTTCTATTTTCTGTTTCTTATATTCGTTAAAAATATTCACCATTTCGGAATCGGTTTCTGCTTTATTATGTTTAGTCAAAATGTTAAAAATCAAGGGATCACCTTTAGTTTTACAGAATTTGGGCATAGCTGACTTATGCAACGAAATACCACTAATCTTGGGTTTCCAATGATCATAACCATAGATTTGATCATCTTCTACTACCTTGGTACCTATATACATCTTCTTTTTAATAGACAAAAATGACCCAAATAAGCTCTCTCTACTGAATTTAATCAGATCTTCGACCCCTTCTGATTTAGCTTTATTAGTTAAAAAATTGTTCCAGAAATCGCCAAACATCTTATCTATACCTAATAAGAACTTCATATCGTCCATATCAGGTGTCTTTTGGTATAATTCATCCGCACTCATATACATAGAATCTGTATCGGACTGAATCATACATGTATCTTCTACGGGTTTAAGCAATGAAAACTTTGTATAATCTATCTTTTCAACTTTCATATTATTCAATATAGATTTTCTTTAACTTTATAATAGACACTATTATCAATAGTATCATATCCAGAAAAAGCATAATTCATTCTTATATCATTACTATACCAAGGTATCTTGGTAGCAGCACTACCCCTGTTCAATTTAATCAACCAATCCGCTTCCGATTTAATGTGATAATGATATAACCTTATCTTTGCATCTAAATCCACTTTAGCATAACTGCTATAAGATATATCGGGAAATGTAGACATACCAACACTATATTTAACTCCATTTATACTCGGTATATGACCTATTGTGTCAGATATCATAATATTTTTGAAATTAAAATCATAATGTGTTTTTTTATAACGAATAATACACTTACATGTATTACCTTTATCCAATCTGATATATCTCGAAGTAATGGGCAGCGTTTCATGGCGTTTAGAGAGCAAAACTTTAGTACTGATAAGTATCTCGGGTATATGTAAAATATTTGCTCCATACCGATCTAAAACGCCGTAAACGGCATCATTAAACCCATTTTTATCAAAATCTGTATATAAATACTCATCATCATCAAGAAAACATACTAAATCGTCATTTTTAAATGGGAAATTTTTCATAATTTCATTATATAAAGAATATTGATCTGGAAAACCAATTATCTTTTCGGATTTTACCGGTATTTTAACACTTGATTCGTTATCATACACTATAATCTTATCAAATAATCTAATGTGATAATCGTAAAATGTCATGAAATCTTTTACATTATAACATTTTGTCAATACTATTAAGTAATTCATGTATTACAATATAAATACTAAATATGATCGAATTATCTGAATTTGGTAAAAAAGGCAATCCCACTTCGTTGAATAGAGGTTCGATTTTTGATAGTGATTATTTTAATAAAATAGATCAGATGTTAACTAAAAATGATGAAAATATCGAATCTAACATCTTAAGTTTATATCCAAGTTCAGCATTAAATGATATAATTTTCACGGATCACGAAAATTATATGACTTTCTCTATTAATTCATCTGGTTTTGCTTCGTCTATTCCAAATTCAACACCATTAAACTATCAATGCATATATTATGATGGCCAGAATATGACATTCCTGAATATGAAACACCAAATAAACTCAAACCCAATTGCGTGTTCCGGTATAGGAAACTATCAATGTTATACTGATGACCCCATAGGTAATTATACAGTTGATGATCAAAATACTTATAGAAATAGTGTAGGAATTCCATTAAAAGGTGTAAATATTCCAGATTATATGACCGTAACAGGAGTATTTATCGAAGGCAGCATAAACATATATATGCAAGATTATGCTGATAGTAATTTAGATCAGCATGTTAATCCTTGGCAACAATGGAATAGTTATGAATATTTCACACCCATTTTAGGTTTATACTGCAATGGTCAATTAGTTCAACGTTTCGATATAAGACCTGAATATAATTATGGTGATTTTGCTAATTCCGGTGGAATCTGTACCGAAAATAGTGGTAGTTTTGCTGGTAGAATGTTAAATGTTGGGTTTTATTTAGCTAAGTCAGATTTATCTGCTGGTATAAATTTAAGATTAAAATCGGACTTATACGAAGTACCCATCACGGGCGATGAGATTTGTAATGTCGAGAATGATCCTAAAAACATGACTAATATGTCTAGAAGTGCTGTTACATACGATGATTTAAAGAATAAAATTTCCAAAAATTCTGGTTTAGCAGTACAATATAATCCGATTGGAATAGATTATTCTAACCGTACTAGAGATGCATTCTGGATTAAAAATCAAAATCTTATGATTTCATTATTTGGAGAGGTTTAATGATGAATCCTAGTGATAGTTTAAGTTATTCCACATTTCAAACACAGTTTGATGATTTATTATCAACTGATCTTGCATTATGTAGTGCTATGCCGAATCATACATTATTATATAAAGGTACTAAACTTGATAATTATACAGATGTTATTTCTAAATATTCCATAACACCTGATATGTCATTACAAATAGATGAACGAAATATGGGTGGTATTATTGAATATATTGATGGTTACAAAACTTTAGGGTGTTATCCAACTATTTCGACCTATTTTGTACCAAATATAGCTGATCTATCAGGTAATGGTGTTTATCAAGAATTATATTCTGGTGATAGTGGATATATTCCATTTGATACTTATATTGGAGAAAGTTATTATGTTCGAGATAAGACTAGCAATACTGAGAAAACTTTAGATTTACACAATGCTTTAAACATAAAATTCAATGCTGAAGTAACATTCGATAGTAGTCTTAACGGATCTGATATTCCACTTTATGTCTTGTTAAATAATAGAAATTGTCATTATTTGAATAACACTTCTAGTCTATCTTCTGGATATTTGGTATTGAATTATATTCCGGTTTGTAAAAAAGTTAATCAAATATCGGTAAATATTACTTTTGATGCTAATACATTATACAAGAATACTCAAACTGGACTTAGTCTTTATACTTGTAATTATAGTGCTAAATCGGGAACTAATTATTACGAATTTACAGATATATCATTTTATACTAATCCTGATAATATACCATATACAGTTACACCATTATCCGATATAGTAATCGAAACGAGGAAATATAGATGAAATCGATATATGATAGAACTTCATTTTATCAGCAAAACGTAGTAAACGGTGTAAGTGAATATGATCTTGGCAGTGTTCCAGAATGGGATTATGATGTAAACTATGGTTATGTTTCGATAAGAGAAACTGAAGAAGGAAGACCAGATTTATTGTCTTATCGCGTATATCAAGATGACAAATACTGGTGGATGTTATGTAGTTATAATAACATCATGGATATACAACATCAGTTTATTCCAGGAACAGTATTAAAAATACCAAGTGTAGAATATTTTAGAAGTTTTGCTAAAGATTATAGCCATTGAGATGTATAAAAGATAGATTTTGTTCTTTCCATTCAAATTAGTTATCTACTATCTACAAAAAACCGATCTTATTTAGATCGGTTTTTTTTGAATTTAAGCTAGAATTAAGCTTGCGGTATGAAAGCCGAAGCATTAATCTGATAATCGCCCTTATCAGAACTCTGGAAGAAGGTTCCAAGAGTAACATTAGCACTATTGGCTCCAGCATAATCCTTAGATAAGTAATATGCAGATAGAGTATCAATAGTAGCAGAAGTGCCACTTACGGACTTATCCCAATCAGTTTCAGGGAACTTCGGTGAAATCACGGTAGCAACATTCAACCAATTTTTACCTTCTTGGAATTGAATACGACCGCAACCAACTGAAGAATCCTGGGTGAAAACGTCACCGAAATCAGTGTCGTTTCCTTGATGATAAATAGTAGTTTTAATCATGTGTAAGTCTCCTTATTAGAACACAAGGTTAGCGTCATCGAAGATCTTGTTGAACTTCAATAACCGATAATAGTTTTCTGAACCGAGAATGTTATCTGCATAAGCATAACGAGCCTTTACAGCAACCCTAGGTGAGAAGTCGTTAGGATCAGTAGCAGTTTGCACAACGTCCATGATATAAGGACAGAAGATAACACCAGCGTCATCGTTTGCACTACCCTTATAAGCTAGAAGAACTTCTCCGGTATCTTCTGTGCCATTGGCATGTTCACCACCCTGATATCTATCCACGAAGCACCGAATGTTACCATTTAAGGTACCAATTTCTGCCGTGGTTTTCAAAGCATCAACCGTTCCGTTGAAAGCAGTGAAATATTGGCTGTTACCAGCTTGTAATACTGTAGCAACATCAGGTGAAACCACCATTACGTTAGCAGCACTAATACGAGTAGCAGTACCAATTTCGTTAGCCTTTCTCATGATCAAAGTTCTGATCCAAGAGAAACGTTCCATAGAACTTCTACCGACCCAGCCCGTGTTATCAGCTAAAGTCGTATCGGACTTATTGATAATCTGAGGAATACAATGAGCTTTACAATGAGAAATAGTTTCACGATCCATTTCCGCACTTAACTCATATTGTAACAAACGAGTGAGATGTTGTAAACCATCAATACTATGTTGGGAATTCAAATCCTCAAGAGCATCAGTACTGATAGAAGCACCAACCTGACGTTTCTGGGCCACAACGACCTGAGAAATCATGTTGATACCAAGTTCTGGCATCTTTTCGAACTTAGCAGGATCGCCGCCAAGTTTCCAGTGTTCAGGATTCTCCGTACCAGCAGCGGCAGTACCAGAATCAACTGGACCTTCACGACCGGGTTGAGAACCAGTAAAACCAGAGAACTTACCAACGGCACGCCATGCAGCTTCAACCATCTTCGTCTTATCATTAGTTAAATAAATGTTACGAAGTGCGAAAATCTGTTCTGCCGGTGTCTTCATAACGTGGTTACCAACCAATACGTTAGAGATAAGATCGGGGAAAGCCCTTCGAGCAACTGCCCAAGTTACTGGAGCATAAGCACCATGGCCAATTCCACCAGTAGGAATACCTTGATTCAAACCAGTAGGCGGATTCAAACCAATACCAAAATCTTCGTTCAATTTCGATTTAGTTTGATAACCTTGAATGTTTTCGATCAATTGGCGTGTATTTTCACGAATGATCGGATCTGTAATGCCGGAAAGCTTTAGCTTATCTGACTGACCAGCATGATTTTTATTAAGTATAAGCATTGTTTTACTCCTTATATTTTATAACAATGAAGCTGCTCTTTTAAGTAAAGCTTCGTCTAAGCTTTCCTTTTGAGCTTTAAATCTGTTACTTACATTCTCTTCGAGTTTTGGCTCAGTATGAATGTGTCTAGTAACATCTGTTGAAATTACTCTTTCTGACATAGTTTTAACCGGCTCATGACGAGGTTCCGGTGTAGGTTTACGCATTTGAAGTCTACGTTCTAATTCAGCTTTCTCTGCAATCAGATTAGCTTTTTCAGAACTTTCTTTCTCCAACGTTAAACAATACTCTTCAATATCAGACTTTACTGTGGCAAAAGGCTTATTTTCGAAGAATTTCTTCAATTTAACACGGTTGCCAGCTGATAATTCAGAACATTTTTCCGAAATTAACACATTCTTTTGGAACTTTTCATTTTCCACGGCTAATTTCATATTTGCTTTTACTTGTTCTTTAAGCGATTCCTCTAAACTGGAGATCTCTTTTTTAGCACCTTCCAATTTAGCGGTACCTGAATTATTCAATGGTACATATTGTGTTTCGAACAGATTCTGAATACCCTGAATAATTGGAGCAAAAGTTTCATTCATAGCGGCACTCTCAATCATTTGAGGACCAACTTTTTCAGCAATTACGAGATCCAAATACTGATCGACTGAAGAAATAACCGACTCCTCGATATTAGCTAATTCAGCACCAAACTTTTCTTGGAATGCTTCATTAAAATACTTATCGATATATTGAGAAGTATTCTCTTCAATCCGATCGACTTCTTTATCGACCAACATCTGAGCTTTCTTTGCTAAAGTATTAGCTTTCTTCTGTAACCATTCTTCGGAAATTTTCTGAAGATCGGCTTTTTCAAACTCTAATTCTTGGGCAATTTTCTTCTCACAAAAGTCATCTGCCTTGGTTTTATATGAAGCATCAATCTTCGCCTTCTCTTCAACTAAGCGCTCATTCACCATGGACTCTACAGCTGTATCAAACGCGACAGTAACTTCGGCCAAGTCTTCTTCCTTTAAGCCAATTCCTAGAAGTTTCTTTTTTAATTCATCTTCCATGTTTTCTCCTTGACTTAATATTATATATCAACATCTGTTAATAAAATGTTGCAAAACGTTAATAGATTGTCGAGATTTGCTACTAATTTTTCTTAAATTTGAATAATTTTGAGTTTTTTTCCGTTAATGAGTCATCATCATAGTAAGCAGACTTACCAAATATCTTAACTGAATAATACACCATATCAACTTTAAATAAACTTTCACCTGCTTTTCTCAACATTGCTCTTAACAATTTATCACTATCTGACTTGGATAACGGATGTGCCATATTCAACATATCACATGGAGTATAATTCGAATCGTGTATAAGCCAACATATTTGATGAGCTTCATCTCCTATTTGATCTATGAAACTATCTACTATTGCTCCCCCACTTCTGAAATTAGTAACAAAACCGGCATCGAAATGATAAACTAAGATATCTTTGTCCGTATTTATTACTATAGACAAAGGTTCGGCTATCTCATAATATCTATTTCCCATCGCTTTTAATCTAATATCAGTAAATGATACATTTGAAATTTTCATATTAACCTCCAATTAAGCATAATTTCTTCTGGTTATAATGTAATTAGCTATAGCATAAGTGCTAGTTCCAGTAGAATTGAAATTAGCAGCAGAACTAGCAGAACTAAACCAAGCACTTACCGAATTAGGATTTATTACTAAACTACCGGATTCACCAGTAATAGCAAATAATTTAGCATGAAATGGTATTTTTTCATCAATACCTTCATGTGAAAAAATTTCATTAGTTAAATCCGAAGTAAGTGTATAGGTAGAAGTTATTAACTGAGTCATATCATAGGAGAAAGTAAGATCTGTTATAGATCCAGTTTTACCCTTAATGTATAATGTACCATCGATATCATACCACCCTTCTTCAGTTAAAGTATAATTAGTGCTAGCGGTTGTTTTAGTTTGTGAAAAAACTTCTGTTAGACATGGTAATTTGATAACTTGATTATATTGATTTACTCCAGTAGTACCAGTACTTCCGGTATATGATCCGCTATAACTAAAGCCACCTAATAAATTAGTACCATTTACAAAAGATAGAGTGTTTATCGATAACCAATTATAATTTTCAATATCCGTATTATTTTTAAGACATACATAAACTTGATCAGCTGACATGTTTGGTGTAGCCCTAGGCATCAACATACCCAAATTAACCCAAGAACTAGATAAAGTTGTACCAGTTAAATACCCTATAAATTGTAAATTACTACCGCCAGCACTTAAAGAATGAGAACCAGAATAATTAATTAGAGATGTTCTATAACCGGTCGAATAATTATAAGTTCCCGCATTATAATTCAGATCATACACATCTAAGCTCATAAGAGCTTGTGCACTGTTAGTATGTACCCATGTATATGCAGTATTCCAATTAGCACTATTAGCCGAAACTATGCTGGAAACATTAACGAAATTACTTGATAATGTACTTAAATTTGATGAAATTGTACTTACATTGCTGGAAACAGTTCTCAAATTAGCAGATAAAGCTGAATCCCCACTGATTCTAGAATCGGTTTCCGTTGATAATTCCGTTTTAGTAGCATAACCCGATAGAGCTAATGAAGTATCACCTATCATTTTAGCAGCACTAGTATTAGAATCGTAAATATATTCGTAATAAGAATCCGGACTAGCACCAGATTGAGCTATCAAATAGATCAATGTAGTGTTCTTATCAGTTAAAATAGCAGCAGTATCATCTACGACTTTATAAGTTATTCTTGAGAATATATCATCTGATATTTTGGTAAATATGTCAGTTAATCCAGCAGTAACATTAGTAGTTCCATCGTAATTAAAATTAGATGTTATACCATTATAACTCCCAGAGATAGTTAAATTTCCGGTGTGAGATGTAGCATAAGTATAGGCGCTATTCAAGTTAGCTGCGCTATCCTGTAAATATGAAAACGAATAATCCCCACTCGTTTTTACTAAATCTATTTGATTAGCTAAGAATTGTTCACCGCTGAAAATGGGGCCAATCGTCATGTTTTGGAGATAATCTCCATCAGCAACAGTTTTTCTATTCCAAACTGTAGGTGTAAAACCAGAATTTAATTCAGCTAATATGCTCATAGTTATATTTATCTACAACTAAAAAGAGACACTATTATAGTGTCTCTCTTTTTAATAATTAAATTCTTATTTAATTAATTGAGTATTCTTGTTCTTTAAGTTGATCGGGAGTTTTCTTTTTGAAAATAATAGTTACCAGACCATTTTTCAATGAAACTGTGGTGTTTTCTTTAGAAATATCGAAAGTAAATGGAACATATACATTAAAATCGATATTATCTTGTTTAATCTTATGATAGACATAGCTTCTATTATCATTCAATATATTCGATTTATCGATATTAATATGCAAACAATTATATAGATCAACATATTCAGAATTGAAGTTTTTGATGTGGATTTGATCTTTTGTCTTACCAACAGCAGCAATTTCGATAACCATTTGATCATTGGTAGTATAAATATCCACCGGTAAATTAATTGCGTATTTACCATCATAGATAGGTTTACCCATCATATCATAGCATTCATCTAAAACAGAATCAATATTCATATTTTTTCCTTTGCCCTAAAAAGTGGCATTTTTATTGGATCTATTATAAATTTTATACCCATTATTGGTGTATAAATAAGAAGAAATGATCCATTTTCTTCAAACTCGTTTAATATCTACATTATTTTTCAAAATTTTGCCGGTATAAATTAGTTTTTCATCTATCCTTACTTCGAAAAATACAGATTTTGTGATACAATTTAGATAATTTCGTATCATATAATTAGCTTCTTCTATGTTTTTTTCGAATAATATGTGGTGAATTTCGTGATATTTGAATCCAAAAAACTTAGAATATAATAGAAATTCAACTTTTATTTTCATATTATACCTATTTTATTAAAAAAGCGATGATATGTAAATTCATTAGATAATACATCCGATATATCATTTTCGAATAGAAATTCTCCATTGAAATTATAAACTTCTATATTTTCATCAATATGGATTATATAGTTTTTATAAGTATCATAAAAAAAATTATTAAAATTTGTATAATTATGATCTAAAAGTTGAGTTTTAATATCGTTTAACATAATTTAATATTTTCAGAATTTATCTTATTTATCAAATTCAAGTTAAAAAATCCTAATTTTTGTCCAATTTTAAAACTTCTAGACCAAGCATCAATTTCTAATTCTAACTTCGAACCTTTAATCTTATTTAATGTTTGATCATAATGAGCTAATTCATGTATGAAAGCATAAACTGCTAGTTCAGTTACGAAATCTAATGTATTATAACTATTATATACCATTTCGTATGGAAAATGTATGAATTTAGGTTGATCGAAGAATGGTTTTATATTATATTCGAGATATAATATAGGAGTTTTTTCGAATAAGCTTTTAATATCTTTTTTCTCTATTTTTCAGATCATTTTCTGAATTTGTTTACGAAATTACTCATGCTGAAACTATGATGATTATCTTTTTGACTCTTTTTGAGTTCATTATTTTCTTGTTCGGCCATATCTTTTACAACATTTTGTACTATCATGAATTCATTCATAGGCACAGAATCTTCGATTTTGAAGTTAGCATATTTTGCAATTTGAATTTGACTTTTAATTAAATCTATTATGTTTAATTGAGGAAATATATTAAATGAGTTCAAATTTATGTCGAAATAGATAGTATGTCTGCAATTTGGATTTGGACAAATTGCAGAATAAAATGTTTTTACACCTATATCCCATTCTTTAGCTTCATTATAAATGTCAGTGAATATGTCGAAATCTAGATCCATCAAATTAGGTATCACCTTATCCACATTTGATGTATTACGTATTAAATCCACTTTTCTATTGTTAGTATTGATTATAATATCTTCAAATTTCGGATAATGAAACTCCAAATCATAACCATCTATCTTTACAATTTCCTTAGGCTTTTTGTTTGATGCGTAATTAAATTGTAACTTATTCAATGGAAGTTGATATTCGAATGTATGATTACAATGACCACATTTTAGATCATAAGTCAAATTTGAATTTTGAAAAGAGTTACTTCTTTCCCATAATAGCAAATAATCAAAATCGGCTCTAAATAAAGAAGTAATCTTTATTTTGCTATTACTGTTTAATTCTAAGATCTTGGATAATAGTAAATCCGAATTCTCTTTAGATTTAGCACATAATAGCTTCGCTGAACCAAAATCAAGAGGTTTTAGTTCTAATCCGGTTTTAGGATAGTATAAACCTCTAGTAGGTAATTCGGTAAGATCTATTGGGAAAAAAACATTCATCTTTGATTATATCTATATACAATGCGCCCTTTATCAAGATCATAAGGACATAATTCAACTTGAACTCTATCCGCAGGTACTAAACGGATAAAACATTTCCGTAACTTGCCAGAAATAGTAGCGATAACTTCGTGATCGTTATCAAGTTTGAGTTTGAATCGAATGCCACCTAGACATTCGATTATTTCAGCGTCGAAAATAAGGCGATCGTTTTTCATTATATTAACTGTGATGCGGTTTCTTCTGTTTCATTTGACGGAGTAGTATCTTCTTCCCTATTTTCATTAATAGTTTCAGTTTTGATGCCTTTTACAACATCTTCACGTTCAAGACCTTCTATAATGGTCGTTGCCAGTTCATTATTATCTGTATTTTCAGCTTGAATAATGGGTTTTTTAACACTAACGGGTCTTTCAATACTGGGTTTATCTGTTTTACGATAACTCGTGTACCATTTTATCAATTCATCGTCAAAATCAACCAGACCAGATAATCCATATTGATAGCCAATCTGTTCAATTTTCTCTTTAATAGTGCTTTTTATTTCTGCCATTTTGTCTGTTTGTTCAGTCATTTTTCCTCCAAATCGAGAATAGAATCTCGGATGTTGAATAATTCATTGGTAACATTATTTAGATTCGATTCAGCATATTTATACGAATCTGAATATGGTATAGATTCATTCCTAGCATTAGTATAATAATTATATTTCAAATTGAGAAATTCTTCTTCCAATTTTAGTTTATGCATAGGATCTGATGTATTATCGATCTTTTTTATATAATCATCAGATAATTTGAGAAAACGGTCATAAGAAAGAAACCCCTTGCGATAAGTATCAACATAAGTAACATCAGCACCTATCGTAATATCTTCTAATGGAATTTCTTCATCTTTAGGTTCAATTTTGTCCGAAAGTATCACTATATCTCCATGAATAGCTTTATATTTGCCACCAAAGAATACTTTTTCGAACTTAAATGGTTGAATATCTAGGTTTTTACTAGCCATGATATATTTATCGGATACTTCGATAATATACCAACCATCAATCTTGCTGCCTACTTCAAAATCTTTAACTTTCATCTTACTTCCTTGGAATTATTGGATTATTTATACATGAATTTAATAAAATTTTCATTACGTTGTAGTTTTAATACTCTAATTAGTCGTTTCTTGATTTTAGTAATTCTTTTTTTAATTTGCTCTAGATCATCCTCGGAATATGTTTTATTCTTGTAAATCTTAACATATTCTGAAGTATTCTTTTCCATATCTTCGAGAACAGATAAAACTAATTCTATAGCAATATATCGAAATTCGGAATGATCCAGATCGTCTTCATCAATCATTTTAACAAATCCTTGTGTTTTTATTAAATATAATGAATTTTTAGATCATTCTCAATACTAAAAAATCGAGAATTTTTAATTCTCGATTTAATTTTCATTCTTTCAATATGTTTTTTAAAATTTTCTTATCTCGTTCTTCTTTTTCAGCTTGATTTATAAGAATTTCAGATTTTTTTCTTTCTAATAATGACTTTTTATATATACTATACATAATCGGCAGATATACTATCAAAAATCCACCTGAGATAAAGATAATATATTTCAAATATGTAAAAATAAATTTACAAACTATATCGTGCGGTAATTGTCCGAATATTCCCAATCCACAACCTATTATTAAATATAGCAATAACATTATAGTTATAATAATAGGTAGTTTATACTTATACAACAATGTCTTCTCCTTCTTCTATTATAGCTAAAACCTCTTTGCCATCGATTACATAACAATGTTCAACTTTATTTTCGGCGTCAGAAACCTGAAGCTCTACACAAGAACCTAGATTCACAAGAACTTTATCACCGATTCCACATTCATTAGGAATCCTAATACCCGTATAAGGATTCAAACGACCAGGTCCTACCTTCAATACTGTACCGATAACAAAACCATTATTGGTCCGTTTCTTGGGGACATAAATACCTTTTATAGTCTTTTCCTGTTCGAAAGTGATTAAAATTAGATTTTCTTGCATTTTCATAATATGTTTTCCTTGTTTTTAGTTTTTATCCGAATAATTCTGTGTACAAACTTTATGTGAGTTATTAACGTTTTCTAGGAAATCCATTCCTCGTACTTCCATATTTTCACGTTTCTTTTTTTTATTTACTTCGAGTTTATAAGCATTGTTGGCCATTTCGGTTATATAAGCAAACGGAGATTTAGTAGATAAAACGTTAAATCTGTTTACATAAGTCAAAATATAAACTATTACATTTGATATAACATCTGATGCTTCCTCAGTATCAAAGGTTCGATATACTCCTAATTGGCATAATCGTCTATATGTTATATCTTGTATAGCTTTATATAATGGTACTTTTATGGCATTAAATTGTTCTTGATATTCTGTTTTTGTCATCAAACCTAAATCTAGTTTATCTCTAATATCATCTTTCCATTTTTTAGATTCGGATAGATATATCTTGAAGGCATCACAATCTTTAACCGTAGTCTTTCCCTTAGCTAAAGCTTGATCATGTCGTGCTAATGTACAACTAGACCATTTCAGATCATCTGTTATATTATATCGATTATATTCAGTCAATAATCTTTTTAATTCTTTAGGTTCAACATAATACTCGGCCATACCAAATTCTCTATTTGAATTAAATATATAAAACTATATGAAAACTTCCGTCTCGAATGCTTTCAAAGACTATTTAGTACTATCTAATGATAAAACATGGTATCAGGATTTAGAATTGTATCTCGGTACACCTGATAATGTCGAAGATTTACAAACTACTTTTGGATTTAATAAAGAACTAAATTCGTCTAAGATGAAGAAAATATCCGATGTTGTAATAGAAATTAATGCTCCGGAATCCGATTATACATTAGATAGCTACGAGAAATTTTTCGATATTCCCTGTGCTAGTACTAATAATGGCATATTCAAAAACTGGTATATAGGGGAAACATCGGATTCCGATTTACATTATGATCACGAGAAATACATCTTTAATAACATTGATGAACATAGATTGAGTAGTACAGTCTTGCATGTTTATCCTTATCGAGATGTAATTGAATGTTCAATCAATATCACTCTTAATAACGAAGATAAAAAGAAAGAAAAAACAGGTAAAACTACTATACAATATTTTGAAGTTATACCAGAATATATGGTATTAACAACTAATTCTGTGCCATTTATACTGTATAATTTGGAAAATAAACTAGTTTTCACTGAAAAATTCAACATAAATTGGAATATGAATGGCCTATTGGAGATTGAATAAATGGCAGATTTATCTAAAGTAAACGTTTTATCTCATGAAAATATTAATGATTTTTCTAAATGGCAAACTATTAATAGAAATTCTACTGTTTTATCGAATAAATCTAGTACAACAGATGATTCGGATTGTAAAGAAAACTTGATAAATTATAAGAATACACATACACTTTTAACTCCTGGTGAAGCAGGAGTAACCGAAACATATTTCTGGGTAGAGGATCTTAAAAACTGGTGCACATATAAAAAGATAACGCATGATTCCCTTTCTTTGATATTAAGTAAATCTGTAAATAGACTTAGTCAATCTGATTATGATCAAATAGAAACCAGCTTAAAGGAAAAAATATCTGTTTATTTGGGTCCAGCTGGTTATGGTAGTGTTGAAATATATAACATCTGTAAATCATATTATTCTTCGGTTCTAGGTTTAGCAGATTCGATTAAAAGTGGCAATGTTATTGGAATTTTGTCTGGTATCGGTAAAACTATGGGAGGTTTTATCATAGATGGAATAGCAGATACAATTTCCGGTGTAGGTAAAACCATATATAACTTGGGTTGTTCCCATACTACTAAGCATGGTAAAATGGATGATTTATTAAGAGGAACATTCGGATTATATACTTGGAATGGATTAAATGGCTGGAATCCTTTTTGGGAATATCTGGAATTTGCTACCGATGAATATGACAACATACTTACAACAGAAGAGAGAAGCAAATATCGTAGTAACAATCCCGTATTTTTCTATCCCAGTATAGTCAAAAACAAAAGAATTATCGAACACAGGATGAAAAAAGATGAAAATTTCGATGACGGAGATGAAATTGTAGCTGTTGCTATATCAGATGGTATAGTAATCAATCATAATTTCGACTATTCTTTCTTAAATAGCGATTTTCAACCTATAAGAAATAATAATACTTATGGTAGAGCTGGTCAATACACTGGTTATAGAAGTATGAGAATGACTATTCCTTTAGGTGCCGAACCTATAGTACGGCTTGGCAGCGGAGAATTGATGTTAGGTATAATTTCATGTGCTACTTCGATGAAAAGCAAATATCATCTCGATCCTCATATAAAAGTAGATGATACTTATGTAAATGATATATGTGTTAGATCTTTTACAAATGGATCGAATAAAACTATTACGGATTGGATGAATTTCTGGCCAGATTTAGCTGATCCAACTATTTCGCATATAAATCAAACCGAAGGCTTAATAAGCACAAAGACTAATTTACCTGCTATAGGAGCTAATTTGAATTCTGTAAGTATATCATTTAAACCATTAAAACCTATCATAAATATACAAACTGAAATTACTCCTACTTTAAGGAAATGGTAAAATGGAAGCTAAAATCTTCGATGATTTCAAAATGAGACTGATGAATGGCGATATTAATGCGGATACCATACTTAACATAACATTAGTTAACTCACATTTTCCAAAATTATTAGATTATTCCGGTTTAGATATAACACAATATCGAAATCTAGAAGACATAGATAATGTATTATCAGTTAAATTATCCGCATGCGATCTCACATATTCCGATTTAATCCAAGATAGTGCTACTAGTTTGAGTTTATATCGCGATTATATTGATGAATATAACTTTCTTTATCCAAGTGGCACTTATAACGATGAAACTCCAAAACAAATGGAAAGTGCTGAGTATATTAAGTATTATACTCACTCTGCATTAAACGAGATAAGTTCTTGGAAAACTAACACCACCTTGAACACTATCACCTATTTCAGAACTGATGATAGTGGTACATCTATACCATTATATGTTTACTCGGCTAACAGTGCTTCTGTGTTATCCAAATATTATGAAGAATTATCGGGTAACACTCACAGTGCGGATTATATAAACAATAGTGGTGGCTTCTATTTGCTTCGGACATTAGACGAAATGCAATGGTTTCGTGACAAAGTTAATGCCACAAGTGATTATAATAACAAAATCATAGGAGTTTTAACTCAAAGTCCTGGCAATGATATAAGCGATATTGGCATTGGTACACTTACTAATCATTTCGAAGGTGTTTTAGATGGTAACAATGTAGTTTTATCTAATGTAACAGCACAGACTAAATCTGATCTTTTTGGAATTGTGAATGTATTGGGTATTTCTGGCATCGTACGAGATTTTAACATTTCCGGTTTAGAGTTTCAAAACTCTTATCGGATAAATATAGATCATCTGATTAATAAGAGTACAGATTGTTATCATGGTGGATTAGTCGGCATAAATTATGGTCTGATTGAAAATGTGAAATATATCGGAGAATTCAAACCAAATGGTTATGTACCAAGTGTCTATGTTCTGAACAATAAAACAGAAGATAATGATGTTTATAAAATCTGGGATTTGAACAGCGCTAATAAGTATCAATCTAATTTGGATATACCAGGTTATTCTAATGGTTATTGTATCAACGATATGTCTAATTTGATACCTTATGCTGGTTATTTTGCCGAATATGCTTATCTTTGGCCTATCAAAATCCAAACCGGCAAAAACATTTCATCTTCTAAAATAACCGACATAACCACAAATTCTAGTTTCGATATAACTGGTGAAAATGCTACTATTTTGAACAATTTGATCAATTATAATTGCCAATTGAATAATTACGGCTATAATATCGAGGATTATTTATCTCAAAAAAGTGCTAGAATAGCAGCTGATAATTTGAATGGAAATCCCGTTTTCAATTATGAAAAAGGTAATTATCCGACTAAATGGCATGCAGATGAAGCTGCTGAACCAGATGGCGGCAATGGTTCTGCAAAAATGATCAAAAACGGATTATATAATAAGAAAATGCATTCATATTTGAGAAATGCGTTCTATATTTCGCCGATTTGTGGATTAAATAATGGTTATATAGTCGATGTCACTGGAAACTTAAATATCATTCAAGCCGATGATACATTTGTTGGGTTCATAGGAGGCATAGCAGGTAAAAATGCTTATGGTATGGTTAGTGGAGCAACTATAGTTGCAGACTATAACAAAAATTCCGCTCATTCAGACTCTTATAAAGAATATAAGCTAGAATCGATTTATAATCCAGATGATTATAATGTAGATGATAATCAAACTGAATCTAAAGTTATGAGTTATCTTACAGCCATAAACCCATTACATAAATTGAAACACGATTTGATTTTTGATATATTCTCCGCTGATAATGATTATTCGGGTTATGTTAAAGATTATACTAATTCTAATGATCAGAATAACTTGGTTATTCAAAAATTATCAATGATGGAAAACACAGCTCTGTTCATAGATGTAAGTGGTTTATCTTGTGTTTTCGATTTAGGTCTACATAATCTTAATTCTGCTTATGGAAATTCTTATTATTACCCATTTTGTTATTATGATTCAGATTATGTTAAAATAAATTGTTCTTTGCCAGATAATACTGATAGTTCTGATACTGCTATTTTCACATTGAATGCACAAGATTCATTGATGTTCTCGGATTATGCAACCTCATCTATAACGTTCAATTTCTCAAATATCAACTTAGGTAGTGTAAATGGAATATACTATTCACCATGTATTAAGAATGATAGTGGTATAACTGCTATCAAATATATGATATGCCGATATAACGATATATCTAAACTCGGTAAAAGTTCTGCTAACATTGCCGATGCTACTGACATAACTATTATAGACCAGAATGATAATACTGTTACTTTTACTTCTACTAATTTGATGATAAATTCCGAATATGTCGTTAGTGATTCATTAAAAGATATAACACAATTTAATACTTTAGTATTAGGCAATCTATCATCTACATCGGAAATAATGAACAGTTATCAAAGTAAAATTAGTTTATTTTATGATAATGGTCTAAAATTAAATAATGTAGAAAATAAAGATGTCATAGATCAAGCTGCTAAATCAGTAGTATATTATAAAATGCCTTCGATTTATAATATCGGAGGTGTAGCTGGGCAATTCAACATTCTTCCTAAAGCTTATTCCCAGTTAGTTAATGTTTCAGTATATGATAAGATTAATGTTACTAATTTCACTAAAACCCAAACAATTCCTGATAATATAGATGATTCGTATTATAATCTAATGAACCGAGTAGGTGGTATAGCGGCTATTTGTGATGTAAGAGGTTCTGATGTATCACTATTCGAAAATAGTGCTAGAACTCCAGTTTATTCATATTTTTCAAAAGTAAATGTATATTTGATAGATCAAATCAAAGATGAAAAATGTGCTTTAACAGCAGCTATTTTTCCAGAAATCAAGTATTCACCTTATTCTATGCCAGGTGTTATTGCCTATCATAGATGGAATACTGATACGGATCCGCTTTACTTAATCACTTGCAATGAAGATATACCTACGGTTCCTCTATCTTTTATTGCTTGGGGTGATATAGATAAGTTCGGTGGAGAAAGACTTACTACTGATACCTTAGTACCTACTGACACTGGTTTATTATGGGAAAATTCTAACTGGAATGTATACTCCAATACTGATACCAATGCTATATTATATTATAAAATAGCATCAGATATAACAGATTCTGATTATTTCGATGACAAACGATATAATATCAGTGATGACAATTATAAACTAACTTATTATGGACATTTTCAATCTAATATTCAAGGTTTGGGGAATTTGGGTCTATCTAGTGATCTAGGTTTATCTAGTTTACATACAACATCTAATTTAATTGGTCGCGATGTTTCATCATATATTAGAAAATCTGATATAAATGTTCCAAATATAACATTAACTGGTACAAAAACTTCAATATCTCAGAATTATAGCTATGAAATAGGCGATATTTTAGATACTTTTAATAGTATTAGTGCTATACTTAAATATGATTCTAATGTTCACGGTTTCAGATATTTTGATGAAAATATCAAAAATACTGGCTATTATTCGAAAAATGGATATTTAGTTACTAATAATACTTTTGCTATTGGTACAGATCCTGCTGTTAATTCAATAAAAACATACTTAAAAAAGGCTATTTCTCCTTCTAGTATTAATTATACAATACCAATATTTGATGATCTATACGGTGTATTATTCGCCGATAATTCAGGTAATAATATAATGTTTGTTGATTTACAGAATAATTATACAGATTATACTGGAAATTTAATAATCAACTTCGGAAACAGTGGAGTTATGATACAGCTTTAATCCACGATGTATTAATGAAATGATATAATCGAAATATGTAAAATCTCGAATATATGTAGCAGCTAAAATTTTCCCGTTTTGTTTCATTACTATATTAGATTCTATAACAGATTCATCAAACATATCGAAATAGATTTCTATATCATCATTGAAATATAATTTAGCTTTATTTTCTTGAATTTTATATCTTAAAAAAGTGAAATGTTCGCAACGCATTTCCGATTTTATTAAATCTACTACATTTTGATTTAACATATTTTAGAATTGGAACTTTATACCAGCCCTTACACCAAATAAATACCCATTTTTAAGATCTAAACCTGATTTATTAACATTAGCACCGATAAAAACAGGACCTAAAACTCTATAATCTATACCAAAATCGATAATTTTAGCCAAATTAAGTTTTTCATCTAATACCATTGTGCCATCAGCATAAACGGTATATCTAGTATCTTTTGACTTAATCCCAGTCTTAGTATCTTCTTTTTGAGCTAAATATATCGTATCGTGTTTAACTATTTGAGTTAGTTTCTTCTCATTTTCTTTCAATACCGTGATACTATCTTCTAATTTCTTGATACTCATAGTCAAATTTTCTTCATAATCAGATTTTTCGATATATACTGTCCTTATACTATCCTTATATTCCGTTTTGATCTGTATCAGTGTTTTTGAACTTTTAGCACTATAATTTGAATCTTTAAGTTCATATAAACGTTTTAAATTCGAATAAGCCGAAGTAATCGAATCTAAATCCAAATACATCGAATCTAATTTAGAAACATAATTTCTCTCTTTCAGAATAGATTCGGATTTATACTCTGAATATGTTTCATTATTCTTAATACTTACTAATACTAAAACAATTATAATTACACTAAATATAATATATTTCTTCATTTTCATATATATCAGAGATGAAAAAGTTATTCAAAATTCTTCGTTTTTTCAGAATACTCAATGATCGTAATGAATTGAGCATAACAAACATCTTAGTTATAGCATTTTCAATTAAGTTTCTATTATTACCAAGTACAGATTTTTCGAATATGAGTTCTGTATTTTGTGCTATAGTTCCTATTTTAACAAGTGCTGGTATGTATGTTTCTAAAAATTACATGCATTCGGCTAAATTCAAAGGTAGTGCTAAAATAGATAATCCAGATTGAAAAAGGACCCAATTATTGGGTCCTTTTTAGTTAATTATAAAATTTTAGTCCTCATCACCCATTTGATCTAATGGCTTATATTCATCAGGATCGCAATTAGGATCATTGGGATCACAATTGTCATCCCTGAAATCATCTAAGTCAATTTGACCTTCGTCAGAATATTGACCCACAATATCCTTTATATTAGCTAAGAAATCTGGTACAAAGGTATCGTCTTCAATAGTTCCAGAAGCAAAATAATCAGCTAAACTCTGTAAATACATAGCGGTTTCACTTACTGGCTCAATATCGTCGTCTCCTTCTGCACCAACAGAAGTTTGGTCTTCTCCATTTGGTTCGCCTGAACTCATATTATCTTTGTTAATATCCATTTCTGATAAACGAAGTCTACGTAACTTCGCGTATTCTTTTTCATTAAGCATTACTCTTTTCATAAAAGTAAATTCTCCTTTATATTATTTATATATATTATCGGCATTTTTGAGATTGACCACTTTATGTGGTTGAAACATTAAGACATATAACTAAATGCAAGTCGATGCCATGTAGTTTCACTTGCTCCTGATAATGCAAGAAGATAAATCTGGTTCAAAATTCTGAAACTGATAGATTTTCCTCTGTTTTGTGGAGCATTTATGAATTCATCACTAGATAAAAAGTTGAAAACTTTCTCTAATAATTCTGGTTGTGTAACGTCTTGTGGTTCCCCATTCAACTTTCTTGCAGCATAAATCTTTACAGTTGGTAAAACTTTTCTCATTCTTTCTATCATATCACTTGGTTTAATATTAACATTTACATATAAACATCTAGTCAATAAGGCTGAATCTTTTTTACCTATGTACTCTTTTGATAAGTTCGAAATGAATATAACCCCACCACTGAACTCAAAACTACTAGGATGTTTGTTTTTATTTTCTGGTTTAGACCATAATTTATCAATTTCTGCATGAGTTAAATTATTAGTGTTAAAAGCATCAGCATTTTCCCATGACACTATTTTATGATTACCAGTGTCTAATGCAGCTTTCAACATGTTAGTACTATCTGTACCACCTATTAGTACCGAATCACAGTCATCAAATACTATTACACGATCATAATAATCATAAAGATTCTTATATAACGATGTAGGTGAAACAGTACCCTTTATGATAGTATAATCTACATTTTGCCATGCTCCTACCGATTTTAATGCTTTTTTAACAGTAAATGATTTACCCGTTCCACCTTGTTTTCCGCAGATCAATAAAGCGCTGTTGAAACCTTTAGCTACTGACTTTACTTGAACTTCTATATCTTCATATACTGTATTTACATCAGAATAATCTTCACTTTTTAGACGTTTAAGCTCTTTAATTGTCTCGGAATTATCAACTTCTTTAGTCAAAGCTCCTTTAGTTTTGATTATATCACCTTCGATTTCTTCATTTTGGTACTTAACAGCATCATATATTCTAGGTAATATCTTAACAAAACTATCTTCATCAGTAAGATTAATGTTCCTAACTAATATATCGATATCTGGTTTATTTGGATCTACTGAATAATTAGACCATAATGATATGCCAGCAAAGTTTTCAAGCTGCCAATTAACTCGAATCGCTTTAAGATCATCTGAAACATATAATTTACCTTTGAAAACTCCATTTTTCGATGAAAATAAGCTGATTTTAACGAAAGAACAAGACATATTCATTTTTCTATTAAAATATGCTGCAATTCGATCAGAAGCTACATCTATATCCATAGCTTTAGCTTCTAGTAATATATCCCTGAACAATGACATGATTATACCTTCAAAAATAGAGTTTTTTCATCATTTCGTCGATTAGTCAAACCCGTAACAACTTTACCCTGACACTTATTCCATTTCAAAAATTCTGAACTAGCTCCATTAAAATCTGAATTGTTAACTTTTTTTAACAATGTAGATTTAATGAAGTTACCAAGACCGACATTATAAGAAAAACATACTAATGCATCAAATTGGTTCTGATTCAATTTAGATTTAATATATGGTATCATTCGAGTAGCAAAATCATTCACTATTACAGATAACATCTCACTAGCAGTAGATTCTGTTATCATTTGATCTTGCATAGAAACTTTCTTACCATCTAGATAAAAAGTACTGCCATAACCTATAGTAGGTACATCTTTTTTTCCATTATAGACAGTTTGATATGGTTTTGCTCGGAATCCTTCCCATTTTTTAATAAGATTAACACAATTAATGCTAGGTATCATATATGCTTATATATTAAAATGAGACCGTTTAAGGTCTCATTTAGTTCACGATGAAATATATTTTTCTTGTTCCGATTTTATATTCTTTTTAATATCTAATAACAGATCTTTTCCAAAGAAATAATCGAAGGGTTTTAGTTCTATGAGCTTCAACAAATCAAAAAACACATTTCTCAAATATAAACTCTCCTCATAAAGCATGAATTTTTCGATCAATGGTATTGCATTTGACATCATTGCGCTTTCTGTACATAACATACCGATATGATCTATTTGATCTTCTGTATAAGTAATAGCTTTTTCAAGATCTTCATAAGGCTTATTTTTATCGCGGAATCTAACACAGTATTTAAACATATTACTCAGATCACCTGGCAATAAACGAGTAACATTTATTACTTCGATACGTGACGGATGATTAGTATAATGTTTTGGATGTTTAACATCATTAATATCCATAGATTTATCCTAAAAGTAATCCTACGATACGAGGAGAAAGTTTCTTATCGACATCATCAGCATATAATACTTTTACATTGATGTCGATTAATTCCATCTTCTTAGGTTCAAGTTCTTTAACCTTATTATTATATGTTTCAATCTCAGTTTTATACATTTTATCAAGATTTTCACCTTCTTTTCTGAATTCGACGATGTTTTCTTGAATTATGGGTTGACCATTCTGATAAATCATGTCTCCTTTAGCATCTCGATCGGCATATTTTTCGATTAATTTCTTACGTTTTTGATCATATTCTATACCCTTAGCTGTCATAACTGGATTCAACTCAGTCAATAATTGACGATACAAACCATTATACGTTTTTACTAGATGTGCAATAAATCTACTTTGATTTATGCTATATCCTTCATTATTAAATGACTTAATCGCATATTCATATAATTCGATGAATTCAATTTTACTAATCTTCTTTTGAACTGTATCTTGCATTTAATTCTCCTTAGGAATGAAAAAATCACTAGATAAATCTAAATCGTAAAAACCTGTGTTGCCACATTGACAGGTATGCTTAACTTTACCCGTACAACCAAACTTTACTGTTAATAAAAAATTTACAAATGCTTCATATGTATCAGGATCGAGATTATTCACATATTCATATGATTCGAATAAACCTATTTTCTTCGAATTGATAGTATCAATATGACTCGCTATACTCATCAGAACATAATGTATACCACCAATTACATTCGGATCATTCATCTTCTTTTTAATCTGCAAATCTGTACCAATTGTAGGATATTTAATCGTAATTACATCATTATTAGGCAATTTTACTGACTTTTCGAAGTTGGGATTATAATAATACACCACCAAATCAGACAATTTAACACCTGACCAGGTAGTCATAGTACAAACATCACAATCGAATTTCATCTTAAATTGACTCTTGAATGTATTAAATCTGAGCTTATATAACAACCAAATACGATCACCTAAACAAATCTTAGGATAATCTATACCATGTACACATTCGTTCAAAATGTGATTTATCACATTAGTTTCAGTATCTTTAGTCATAACACTCAAATCTGTTATGTGCTGAATACTCATCTTCCTAATATAAATATCGGTATCATAAAATGATCCCCTACTCGGGAATTCGGATTTATCTAATAATGTAAATCTCGAATCTACTTTCTTCTCGGTCTCTGGTTCTACTATTTTCATATATCAAAATATAATCATCTTTTCATAAACTTTTTCGATATTTCATACACATCAAGATTGAAGAATAGACAAACCTTTTCTATCTTCGTACCCCCTCCTATAGGTTTATACTATATAAAAAAGATTCCTCTTCTCCCTACCCAACTATAATGTAACAATCGAGAAATATGTGGACTTTTTATGACTTGAAAATCACTTGGTTACCTACTTAGAGTAATGACGGATAGGTTTTAATGAAATGTTAAAATAAGTTTACAATTAGAAATTCAATTTTATTCCGGAAATATGTCTGAAATTGATTCAAAAGAAATATTATTCATGGCTTAATATGATTATAATCATATACCATGTTAATTTAATTTTAAGGTGTTTTTAAGACAGTATTTGCATAATACCTTAATGACTATACGTTTAGTTAAAATACTGTCTAAAATGGGTGTTAAAATTAAAAATAGAGCTATGTTTTTAATTTAATATAAACGTATGTATAATGACGTATTTTTAATGAACTAGTAACTATATCGTATAAAGTATCTTACGGCCTTTAATAGGCGTTAAAATGAAAATTACGAATGATATTGAAGTTTGATCGAACTAAATATATAAGAGTATGAATATAAGCAAAATATATGAAGATTTAGCCAATCAAATAGATCAAATTTTGAAAAAACCTGAAGAGACCAAAGCAAAAGTTGATACCCCTAAGAAAGACACTAACATAGAATTGCCAACACAAAAAGTGAGTGTTGATGCAAGTAAAGTGAAAGATTTGATTAAACCTCAAGTAGAGATAGCTAATTCTGTTGTTTCAGCTGTTACTACTATTTTCGATAATTCTTGTAATCAAAACTCATTATATAAGACAGTTGCTGAACAGATTTCTAATTTAGAAAAGACTATTCGTGGGGCTTGTGAACAAGTAGTTGCTATAGTAGGACAATCTGGTTTCAATACAGCAGATGTTAACAGGTGCAGTCCTAAAGCTTATAACATTATCGCTAACAATGACTCACGAGATCGTTCTTTGATTGATTTAGCTGCTGCAATAATAGTTTTTAACAATTCTTTGAGATAATGTCGTTAAAACCCATCACGATAACGGTATCGGACAATACCACACCTCCGATATTAGATAAAATAAACAACAATAAATTGTTCAATTTATCATTATGTGATGTTTATAGTTCAGCTACTTATTATAAAAAGTTCTTATCTAGTGTAAATAGAAAGAAACCCACTATTTCAGGATTATTGAATGACGTTCCTAGCATAGGTCTAAATACAGATTTCGAAGAATGTAAAGGTGCTAAAACTTTAGGTGAATTCATAGCCGGAAGTACACAGTTTGATACTAAAAAACTTGGTGGGGGAGAAGTTTTAGCTTGGTTAGCCGATCCTAAACAATATATTCATCCCATTTTAACAGATGCTTATACACAGTATATCGCTAAATCTACTTCTCGTATATCATATACTCTGGAATGGCGTGTATATACAGGTCATTCGGAATTTGGAACTTCTGATCCTTATTACATTATACGATTTCTATCTTGTGCTACTGCACCGTTCGAGAGTTTTGATCCTCTGAATGATATGTTAGTAAACTCAAAATCTGGTGTAAAAGAGATAAAAAATGAACTAGGTTCTATAGGTGATTCGATTACATCGGGTAATTTTACTACTCGTATAGGTGATATGTTAGATAAGACAGCTAACTTAGCTAAAGCCGAAGGCAATGTTTTGAAAACATTGCCTATGTCTGTTTATGATGGGTCCCAGTATCTAGTTCATGATGATAACGAAAAATATGATAAAAATTATGCTAATACCGAAAAAGAAGCTAATTCTGCTAAT